AGAAAGTTTGTACTTTAAAAATTTATTTGTTTTATTCCTTTTTGTTTGCAATATTGTTTTAAAGATTTTATATTGTTTTTCTCAAATGTTTTTCTGAATTTAAAAACAGCATCGTCCAAGTTTGCTAATGCTTTTTGTTTTGAAGCATATCTAGTATATTCAATCGCAATCCCTGTCTGATAATGTGTAATAGAATAGCAACTATCTTTCAATTTTACAATAACAATGTTTTTATACTTTGTTTTATAACATGGTTTCTTTACAACCTTTTTGTCGCATCCCATTATATTACATTCCATGCTCTAACCTCCTATTTTAACGATTTAAGCCATTTTATACCTTTGCCTATACTTTTATCACTGAACTATATAAACACGCTAGAAACTTAAAATACAAGCTATAGGGACTATAATAAAAGGTAGCTTTTTAGGCTACCTTGATTTTTCTTAATGCATCACTGTATTTATTTCCACAACACACGAAACAGTTAATGGTATCTTTTGTCATTCCTTTGAATACTGCAATTCTTAAAATCTGTTCAAGTGGTAATCCTGTCTTTTCCAACTTTGTTACCATTCCAATACATCTATAGGAGAATGTTGCTCTGATACCATTTGTATTAGCTTGTGTTCTCAGATTTTCAATAAAATCTACAAGGTCTGTATTTCCTTTTGCGATATGCATTTCAATGTTTCTGTCATAATCAAAATCAATAATTGCAAATCTATCAAGTGTAGCTTGGTCTAATACAAGTCTTCCTGTATACATATCATCAGCACCACTTCCAACAGTGTTACCTGCGGCTACAACACGGAAGTTTTTGTGTGCTGTGATTTTTCCATTCGGGAACTCGAAGTATCTATTTGCAATTGCCGCATTGAGTAAAACTAATACTTCTGGAATTGATGCGTCCATTTCGTCAAGGAAAAAGATACCACCGTTCTTAAATGCTTTATAAAATTCTGTTTCGTGATAAACACCACCTGCATCTATAAAGCCTGTCAGTTTGTATTCCTGCTGTACTGAGTTCGTAAAATAAAACTCAAGTCCTAAGTCCCAACTGATTTGTTCCAAAGTGTAGTTCTTACCACTTCCTGCCGAACCAGCTAAGTACACTGGAATATCGTTCTCAATGCAAGCCTTAATTGTTTCATACTGACTATGTTTTACTTCCTGTATTTCTTCTTTTTCTTCTTTCTTTTCTTCAACAGGTTTTACTTTTACAGGTTTAACTTCTGGAATAGTAAGAACTGTTTTATCTTTGTTTACTTCATGTCTTCCAGACTTTCTTACCATGTTTGTTGTTCTATCTTCGCTTCTGAAATCTTCTGGTTCTCTATACTGTTCCATGTTTCCATTACAGTCTACAACTTTGTAACAATACATGATGCCTTGAATTTCAAAACTGTAAATGCCTTTGAGCATTTCTTCTCTGATTTCTGCTGTATGTCTTCTTGGTGTTCTTTTAATTACTACTGTACCAAAATCAGTGACTGTTGCACATTCAATTTTGTTTGTTTCCTTATTCAGTTTTACACTTTCAAATTTTCTTGTTTTAATCATTTTTATTTTCTCCTTCACATTTGTTTTTGTTTTGTTATCTTGTTTCTGTAATTATAATAACATAGACTAAAACAAATGTCAACAACAAATTAAAAAAATAAAGGTACGAATTAACGTACCTTATATTTTTCTATATCTGTTATTTCTTCCTCCTTGACATTTCTTGGAACATAGTATTCGCCCTTGTATAGATGTTTTACAGTCTCCCATTCTGTGCATCTTCCATATCCCATTCCAAAATCTTTGCAATCTTCTAATCGTTCAATTAAAGCAAAAGTTATTCTCCTGAACATGCTTGGGTGTGCTAATGGAAATGCAAGTTGCTTTAAGTTCATACGCTGTGAACTTTCTTTTACTTTTATTCTGATATCAATATATCCATTAGTGCTAGGATTTCTTGAAACGAAACTAACAAACACATTACAACGTATTCCCTGTTGCTCAAGTTTTTCTACAGCTTGTAAAAACTTTATACTTTCATACATCATTGTTTCCTTTGATGTTATACCACTATAACCAAAATCTTTTGTTATATTTACAACCTTTTGTTTTTTCACTACTCTTTTATTATTTATCATATTTGTTGGAATACCTTGTAAATATCTTGGAACACTACACTGAAATCCTGCAACGTCATAAAATGTTTTGTTCCTATATCCAATATTATTTACATTGACTTTTGCATCCAATTTATCTTTTAACTGTTTTGTCCCATCATCCCAACCATGTAATAAAAGCTCTCTTGCTTCTTCCATTGAATGTGTACCCCTAAAATTATAATTATAATCATCTGATTTATGGTGACTTTTATAGAATGGTGTTCTTTCTACTGTATCAATATAATTTACTACTTCTGCTATTGAATTAAAACTAATATTTACATCATTATTTGTTGTTATTCGCTTCATTTTCTTCACTACCTCTTTGTTTGTTATACCTTATTTACAATTACTATAATATACCATTTGTTTTGTTTTGTCAACAAATACTTGAAAATATTTTGTTTTGTTTGTTTTACTTAAAAAATTGCACCTTGCCTGTTTGCGTCCTAAGCGTCCACCCCACCTGCTGATTATATTATAACATTTGTTTTGTTTTCTGTCAACAAAAAAAGGAACACAAACGTGTTCCCATTTTAAAACTTTTCTTCTTTTAATTTTTGTTTTGTCTTTGGCAAAAACCCATACATTGCAATACAATATGAATCTGCCAAATCATCATTGATTTTACAAGGTACTCTCTGACCGTCTATTTTGACCTTTATTACGCCTTTTTCACCTCTACCCTTATAAGGCTCTGCTATATATTTTAAAAGCCCTTTATCACGCAAATACAAGATTGTACGGTATTTCTCTTTATTGATTCCATATGGATTATCTAATGGTTTACTATTGCCTACTATCTGGCTCTTCCAACTTCTAACATCAACACTATACACTGGAATGTTATATGTTGCAAAACAATCTATTACAACTGAAATTAATGCACCTGTTGCCTTGATGTAGGCTTCTGAAAGAAATCCCTGTGAACGTAATCTAATGCGCTCAGTGATTACTGTAACATTATCAAGATTATAATTATCAAAAAGACTGTCCAAATAGTGTTTTAAATGTTCACGCTTTTCTGTATTTGTTTTGCATCCCTCAAAATTTACTGAGTGCATTTTCAAAATTTTCTTATCTTCCAGTATTGTTATACCTGTTCGTGCGTAACTCTGGTCAATGCCTATTACTATTTTACTCACAATTTCTACCTCCCTAAAATATCTTGATTATGGAAAAATCTACGCATTGTCCAAATATCAGTGAACCACATTGGAGTAAACCATATCTTTTCTAAGTCTTCTGGTAGTTTTGGTTCTGGTTTGATTAATGAATTATCATGTATCACATACCCTGCTAAACCATGCAAACTTAACTGTATATAACACATATGTACGCAAGTTATATCAATATCTTGTCCGACAAAGTAAACATGATTCTGATAATTATATTTTTTAAACATTTCCTTACACTGTTCACTTGCTGATATTAATGTTGCACCTGCACCACACGCACAATCATATACATTTGCATAACCTTTCTTGTGTACTGTTTTTCCTAGTTCTTTCCGGTCAAATGTAAGTTTTGACATCATTTCACACACATTATATGGTGTAAAGAATTGCCCTGCATTTTTGTTAGATATTTGTAACATCATATATAATTCACCTAACAAATCTTGATTCGGTCTTTCTTCTAACTCTTCCACAATTAATGCAAACATTTGCGGAAATAATTTCTGTTCTTTTTTTGAATAGTTATTAATAATTCTTAAATATTCTTTTTCTCTTTTGTCCCATACTTCTTTGAACTGTTCAGACTTGGTCATTGGCAAAGTACTTTGATTTGCTAATGTTATTGCAAACAACGCCATACAATCTGACCATACTTGATAAGTTGATTTTGAACCGCACAATAACTTGAAACCTTTTTCAAATCTCTTTTTATAATTTCTATCATCTGTTTTCTTCTTCACGTTTTATTATCCTCTTTTTATATAATCTCGCTGTTTGTTTCAACGCTTCAATTTGTTCTTTTGTTTGACATTTAATAACAATATCTTTTATATGTTCTGAAAACCAATTCTGTTCTACTATATCAACATAAAAACCATTTTGAACATATGTTGATGCATTGTATATTAAATATTTTCTTCCACATTTTGTTTTTATACTCCCACAATAGAAGCATTCAGTTTTATTAAGTGCAAAACTTGTTCCGACTTTTATTCTGTTGCAATCACTGCATCCCATTTTGTTCAGTTCACTGTCATTTCTAATACTTCCAATAATGTAGTCTCTTCTGCCGCACATACATTTGTATCTGTAATGATTTAATATATCTTCTTCTTTTTCAGTTTTATTCAAATAACAACATTCTGCACAACTCATTTTCCTCATGCTTTCAACCACTCCAAACATTTCTCCTTCGTTGTGAATACAGGGTATCTGTTCGGTCTGTTGCGTGTTCCTGTATCAATGTTACTGTTTTCACACATGAATGTATTCACCCAAAATCTAACCTCATGTTCTTTTCTTTTTCCTGCTACAATACTTTTTAACTTCAATGTGTATACCGTTGTTTCTCCATATACTGTTGCATATTTTACAACACATTTGCAAATAACATTATCATCGTACTTTTCACGTTTACTTGCAAACACAAGAAAAACTTCCTGACCCGGTTCTAACATAAGATAACGTTTTACCATGTTATCTCCTTTCTGTTTACATTCTTTTGTTTCGCACTCTAAGCAATCTATATAGGTTACTCGGAGTGCGTATGCCTTACAATATTTGCTCATTATGCTACTCTTTCAAGATACTTTGCTTTCTTCATGCAAAAAAGGTATTCTGTCGTTGAAAGTTTGTGCTGATATTTCTTTTCCAGATAGTCAAGTTCTGAGTTTAACATATCTGTCATTTCATCATAGTCACTTGTGCCTACTTCTGTTTCATCTGTGTTGAGATAATAATATCTCATTGCTTTCATAACTTCTTTTTTCATTTCTACTGTCATAATAATATTTTTCTTCATCTTTGTTTCTCCTTCTGTTTTGATATACTATTTACTTGTTAATATTATAATACATCAATTTAAAGAAAATGTCAACACTTATTTTTTAAATCTTTTCTTTGCTTCGTCCACAAACGCCGCAACAACAGCATAAATCAACAATACCAATGAACCAATAAACACTACCAAAAACAAAAAGCCAACAACTTCTGCACAAATTACAATCAGATTCCATAATAAACAACTGATTTTCTCTAACATTATCATTTTAATTTTCTTCTTCCTCCGGCACAATTTCAAAATATTCATCCAACCACTGGAACACAAAATGAATGTTATATGAGCCATATCCTATCATATAATCTTTAGCACCAGCATATTTATATTTAATTTCAAAATAAAAACCTTGGTTTGTTCTTCTTACAACAACCTCTGCTTCTGTTACCTTTAGTTTCTCTCGTTCTAATAATTCTGGTGTACTTTTATCAATTTCCATTTTTTTCTATATCCTTTCTTTTGATTTTCTAAAACATACATCACGCATAGGACATTCTTGCGCTTTTTTACTTCCATAACAAGAACATTGCGGCATCCTTGGCACTAACTTTTTATTCAAAACAAGTTGCTCTTTATATTCCTGTATTTTTTCAAGTCTGCGAATATATGGCGCAATCTCTGCCGGGTTATAATCATATCGGTACACCTTAAATTCCTGTGTGTTTTTATCGTCACACAAAACAATCCCTTTATGTATTCCAGTAAGATACATATACAACTGACATTGCTTTCTTCCAGATGCATGATACTTTTGTTTTTTGTATGTGTATGTATTTACACTTTTAATCTCGACAATATATTCTTCCCATTTGTCACATGGCTCTGTGAGACTCATATTTGCTGGTAATTTACATATTATATCCGGGGTATAGGATAAGTCAAAGTCTTCATCAAAACGGCTGTAATCACAATCTAACGGCTCACATAAACCACCTCGTATAAACAACCTCTGCCACTTTTCGTGAATAGCATCACCCTCAGCAAAGATTCTTTTTAATCCTACTTTTGTTTGTTCCCCTTGTAACTGTTTGTAAAATAATGATAACACCTGCTGTCTATAACAAAATTTATCATCAGATACAATTACAGCAGATGCATGTAATCCTTTTCTTTCTGTTGTATCTGAACCTCTTGTCATAACTGATTTTAAAAACTTTAATTCTTCTGGTATGTTTTTATCCAAATAAAACAAACTGTTCAATAACTGTTCTATCTTTCGTTCTTCTGTACTCTGTAGCTTTGTTCCATTTCTATCTGCTTCTTTTTTAATATCGTCAATCAACCCCATGATTCTACCTCTCGAATTGTTTTTATGAAAGATTTGTTTATATCCGTTGTAGAACAAAATCTATTGATTGCCTTTTGTTTTGTCTCGGCATAACAATAAAAATCTCGTTCTACAACTTTATTATTTTCGTATGTTCTCAGAAACGTTATGATATATAAATGCATTACTCTAACATTTCCTTATACTTCTTTTTATGTTCTTCCATGATTTCTTTTCTGGTAGAATCTAAGTCTGCAAAATCTACGAAGCCCTTTTCAAAAAACATAGGGATTTCACAAGACTGCATCGGATTACACACTTTTGATTTTACAACTTTTACTTTCATAACGATACCAATTCTTTCCTTCGCTTCTGTATTGAATGGATTATGGTTCGGTATTTCAATCCATCCCTTTCGTGCTACCTGTATTCTAAGACTTGCACTATGTTTTAATTTATGACCGCCCGGTGTTTGAATGTTATCACCAAAAGGCAAAGCGTTCATTTTATCACGAATCTGGTTTATAAAAATAACTGTTGTCCCAGTTTGTTCTATTACATCCTCAAGTGTTGGTAAATACTTGTCCATAAGTCTAGCAACACCACCGATACGCATTTCCTGTTCACTGTCTGTGTTGACTGCCTTTCTTATCTTGTCGATATCATCCTTCGGCTGTAATGACGGCACACTGTCAATAATAATTAACGGTATTCCTTCCTCTGCAAATCGAATTGCACGATTAAAAGCCTTTTCTCCATATCTTGCTCTATACACCAGCATTTGTTTCGGACGGTTTCCGAACAGCTTTGCACGTTCTGAATCAAATGTTCCTTCAATTGGAATATCTAAACACATTTCATGCTGAGCGCACATCTGATACGCAAGTGTTGTTTTTCCTGCACTCTCAGCACCAAAAATTTCTATCGTTCTTCCACATGGAACACCACCTCCGATAATGTTATCAAGGTCTGTAAGTCCTGTTGACCATCTAGGAATTTTTAATGCATCCGATTTACTTCCAAGACTATATACAGAACCTTTTTCCTTTTTATCTATTTCATTACATAATCTCAGAATTCCTTCTTTGTTTAATTGTTTCATTTGTTTACCTCATATTTCTTTCTTTCCGTTTTAATCATTCCACGCAACACCTGTCCTATTTCCAGATAATTCGTTTCGATTGTTCCATCCGCAGAAAACTTTGTTTCACACCATGTTACAAGTTCATCGAATTTATTAAGATACCACTCTGCTTTTTTCAAATCTTCTATACCGTTTTTATTTTCATGTCTCCATATATATTTATATGCATTTTGCACACAATATTCTGCTGTTCTTTTTACTCCGAATGTCAGAATCATTGCATCAATACATTCAATACTTGTGTGTCCTTCATAGTGGCTCGGATGATTTACGCTATCATTTACTTTAATTTCTTCCATTTGTTTTCCTTCCATTTCTTTTTCATTTTCTACATTCATATTTCTTACTACTTCTACCTTCGCTTGTTTCATTACTTCTTTAATTTTTCTAAGTTCTTCCCACTCTTCCTTATCCTTTTGTCTCTGCGACTTAACCATTACCATGTTATCACCTCGCCATCAATGTGCTGTTATATTTGACTACCCTGCTCAAATACTTTTGCTTCTTGAACTCCAAAGCACCTTGTTCTTTTAGAATCTCAATAACTCTACTTGTTACTGCCCTTCCCTTACATCTATCGTAGAAATCATCATAATCTTTGAATACACCCTTTTTACGCTCTTCTTCTATAGCTTCTGCGGCTTTTTCTCCGATACCCTTAATAATACTTAACCCTTGCTGTATAACGTTCTCTCCGTCCATTTTACGAATACTTGTTTTAGCTGTGTAATTGACATGAGGTAGCATTACCACAGCACCATCCTTTACAGCACACTCAGAATATTTATAGATATCCGAATCATTCCCGGCATATTTTATTTTCACATACCAGAATTCTGTTGGGTAATAAATTTTGTAAAACATCTGCTGTAAACTTATAAGCGCATAACCTGTACTATGACCTTTATTAAATCCATAAATAAGCATACTCGCCCATATACTGTCTGTTTGTTCTTTTGTCAGCCCCTCAGATTTACAACCCTTATAAAAGTCTTTTTTCATTTGTTCAATTATTGGAACATATTCCGGCTTTGTAAGGTTTTCTTGCTTCTTCATAATCTTTAACATATCAAAACTTTGTTGCTCTGTAAGGTGTCCAACTTTTTGTGCAACTTCTGTAGTCTGTTCCTGATATAACATTGTACCATATGTTTCCTTGGTATATTTGTAATATGGTGTTGTTGTGTCAATTTTCCCTGATAATTTGTTATACGCATATGTTTCATGCATTTTCAGTTGTAACGGTGCAGGTCTGTTCAACGCATTTACGGCAATTACATCTTCTACACAATCACAATGTATCATAGATAGGATTTTCTTCGGTGTTGATTTCTCCATCTGGAAAATGCCATCTGTATGACCATTTCTAAACGCTTCCAAAACAAGTGCATCTTCTATTTCTTCATCTGTTACAATATGATTAGTCAGATGTTCCAACTCACGCATTTCTGATTCTGTTTTAAGTCCTAACATATCGAACTTTACACAATTGATATGTTCCAAATCGTCTTTATCATAACAACTACTTAATGCACCTGTTTTCCTGTCTCGCATTATAATGCAAGTATAATTTGATATGTCAGTTCCAACCACTGCAACTCCTGCGGCGTGTTTTCCAAGGTATTTGATTTTTCCATACATCTTAGAAAAGTGTTTTATAATGTTATCATATTTATCATTGCACACTTGCGTTCTCATGTCCTGTAACAATGCTTTCATGTTCAGTTCATCGTCAAAAACATAACTTCGAATATACGCTTTAATTTCTGCTATTGTTCTTTTGTTTTCACTTGCTTCATATTCATCTACTTCTTTTGTTGTTTTAAGTCCACATACGCTTGCAAGGTCATTTACAAGGTTATCAATATCATACATTCCGTATGAACATATCTGTATAGCCTTACCTTTGTATTTTTTGATAACGTAATCAATCACTTCCTGCCGTCTACTTGTTTCAAAATCACAATCAATATCTGGTAATGTTTTCTTTTCCTTACGCATGAATCTGTTAAAATCTAACTTATATTTGATACTGTCAACATTAGTAATTCCAATCGCATAAGCTATCAAACAGTTACATACAGAACCACGACCGCCACCAACAGCAATGCCATTATTTTTCGCCCACATAACGTAATCACGCACAATCAAAAAGTAATCTTCAAAACCATGATAACTGATAACTTCTAATTCTTTCTTGCATCTGTTCAGATACATTTTGTTGTACTTCCCTTTTTGTTTTAATCCTTTGACAATTAATCTTTGTAATTCTTTTCTACTGTTTTCAAGTCCTAAGTCCGGTAACTCTAATTCCAATCCTTCAAGAATGTTATCTTCAATCTTGTTATATATTTCTTTCATATTGTCCACAAACATTTCTGCAACCTGCATAGCGTTTTTAAACTTTGTTTTATACATTTTTGCAAATCTATCTGTGATTTCATATTCACTTGGCATATATCTTTCTTTGTATGTGTTTTTTACATCCAATGTTGTCCTGCCAATTTCATGCATTTTACAATAGGTATCAAAATCTTCTTTTCTTCCATAATGGCTGTCAGATGTAAGAATACATTTGATATGTTTTTCTCTTGCCATTGCCATTAAAACATAATCAACTTTTTGTTGTGTTCCTTCATTGTCAATTTTATATGGCTGTATTTCAACATATAAGTCTTTCCCGAATATTGATTTGAATTTATCCAATAACTTACTGGCTGTTTTTCTGTTACCATTTTTAATAGCTTGTGAAGTTGCCGATGCTATACAGGCTGTCGTACAAATAAGTCCTTCACTGTATTTTTCTAGCAATTTAAAATCCACAATTGGCTTATAATAAAACTGTTCTGTATTTGCAACTGTCATTATGTGACAAAGATTTTGATAACCTTTTAAATTCTTTGCAAATAGGTTTAAATGGTATCTATGCTTGTCTGGCTGTTCCTTCTTAAATACAGGCTGAAAATATACCTCACAACCCATTACGGGCTTTATGCCTACTTCGTTACACGCCTGATAATGTTTTACCAAGCCACTAATCGAACCATGATTACTAATTCCTAACGCCTTGTACCCAAGTTCTTTTGCTACCACTGCCAATTGCTCCGGCTTTCCGAATCCATCAAATAATGAATACTCATCATGTCGGTGCATATCGAAGAAATTTCCCATATTTAATTTTCTCCCTTCAACTATGATATTCTCTTATCACTTATTATTATACTAAAAAAGAGGGGTAATGTCAACCCCTCAATTTGTTTTATTCCTCGTCTTCTTCCCACTCGTCCTCTTCATCCTCAGACCAATCATCATTGCTGTCTTCTTCGTCTGCTTCTTCTAACAAGTCAATATAATATTCTTTTGACTTTTTCGGCTTACAATCAATATCCCTTTCTTTGCACAGCTTATATAATTCCTGTGGCTTCATGCTGTCATAATCATTCTCCTGTTCTTCTTCGTCTTCTTCCCAATCATCTTCTTCCGGCTCTGGCTTTGTTTTCTTTTTTGTTGCAGGTTTTGTTCTACCTTTTGTTTTGCTCTGTTTTGTTTCTTCCTCGTCTTCGTCTTCAAAATCTTCTGAATTATCTGCCGGGTATGCTTTGTCAACATATTTCAGAATGGATGCATCAGACAGCGGTTTTACTTTTGTATTTCTGAATTTTGATTTATCTAACGGAATAACGCTAAACGTTTTACCCTGTCCAGAACCTACCTGTTTGATTTCATAGTCTCTGTCACATAATGTTCCATAACTTTCATACATGGATGCCAATGAAGGAACTGGCGAACATTGATTTACTGCAAACATAAGGATTTTAACTTCTTTCGAATCATAATCATATACAGACCATGCATACATATTTCTTGTGCGTAAGTTTTCATCCTCACAATACTGACATTCCCTGCCAAATAATTCCTGACACGGAACATTTACACCAAGCGCAAAACTGTCGTGAAAAGGCATTTCCATACCATCTTCTAAGTCTGTAAGGAAACGCACACGCACTTTTGTGTTCTCCTTAAAATACAGAAACTTTCCTTTACTGCTTCCAGACTTTGCAATTTCACTTTTGATGTTCGATAATTTAATTCTTCCCATTTCTATATTCTCCTTTTGTTTGTTTGCTATTTGTACGAAACATTTACTTTTGTATCTTCAAAAGCTACTGCGCTAAAATCTTTCATGTTAAACATCCAACCACCAAACTCTACCATACAATGTGTAGCATCTCCCATGTATAACGTTTTGGTACACTGCGTAATTTTGTCAATTCTTTCTTTCAGCGTTTTTCTGATTTCATCAGCCACAAACAATCCTAACTGCTTATTAAATACTTCTTCTGTTGTTTCACTCTGCTTTACGCCAGTCGCTTCCTCAAATCCTTCCACTAACGCTTCGTACTCTTCGCTACCTTTATTATACTCCTCTCGAACAACTTTGTCAACATTAAAACTTTCGCCTGATTTATGTACAAATGTTGCCGCTACAATAACTGAAATACTTAATTTCATAACTTCCTACTCCTTTTTGTTTTTAATATTTGTTTTTTCAATGTTCTCTCATCCATTTCACCTGCGTCTTTTATACCGTCTGGGTATTGGAAACGAATCACATTAAAATACTTTTTTAACAGTTCTGTTCCTTTTTCTCCGCACCTATCATTATCCAATGCTGACACAACTGTTGTTATGTTTTTTTGTTTTAACTTCTTTACCTGTTCATCCGAGATATGCCATCCTAACAATGCGCAACAGTTTTTTATATGCCCTCTTGTCTTGAGACTGAGATAATCGAAAAAGCCCTCGCATAGCCATACAACACTTTTTTCTGAGTATGTGCCACATAATGTATCACGCTTTCTAAAACCGTCATTATAGAGGTATTTGCGCTTCTGTTCGGTATGTTTATTTGTTGTCCTTCCAACCCATCCTTTGAACACTCCATTATCAAGAATTGGAAAAACAAAAGGATATGCTATATTGTAATTTTTTCTGCAATCCACAACATTTAATGACTTTGCTGTAAATCCTCTTTTATTCATATAATCAAGGATTTCCTTTTCGTCCTTTCCTTTCACTGTATTCCAATCGACAGAGCGCAAACCATAAAAATAGTCTTTTGCTTCTATCAATGATTGTCTGTTATTCACTCTGCGCTTTTTTCTGTATTTTACATCAATTTGTTTTATCTCTTTACTGTTTATAATTTGTTCTAGCAAAATACAACATTGTAATTCGTTTAGCTTTGGATTTGCAAGCATAACAAACTTTAACGCATCCCCAGTTTGTCCACACCCGAAGCACAGAAAAGAACCATCTTCTAAGTTTATTCTCATGCTAGGGTTTATATCATCGTGGAACGGACAAATAATATTAAATACTGATGTTTCTATTTGTTCCACAATTCCATAGTAGATTAATACTTTTGCAAGGTCTTTTCCAGTGTATTTCCTTATCATATTGTTTTTTCTTCCGTGATACGGAAATAAGGCTCAGACATTCCTACTGTATAACATCCTCTGATTTCTTCTTGTTTCAACTTCCCAGTTTCGTACATTGTATCAAGTTTTGTTTCGTCTAATATTTCTGAAACATTGATAAACTTTTTAAACTTTTTAGCATCCACTCCACAGGTTTTTAAATACTTCACAAGTCCCGGCATATCAACGACTGTGTATTCTTTATTTACAACAGTTGTGAACTTTTCTTTTGATAATTTCTTTCTGAGTGCTTCCAAATCCCATGTGATTTTTTTTCTTCTTACTTTTGTTACGGTAACTGTAACAGGATTGCTATAGAAATCCATGCCATTGTCCAACTTCACTGTGAAACTGTTTTCTCCATTTTTCAAGTTTGAAAACATCCAGTTACTAATACACAACTGTTCTTTTTTTCTTACATCTTCGTAATACTTGTCGAACTTCTTTTTATCCTGCTGTGCTTTGTATAACTTCTGTACGCTTTCTTTAATTTGTTCTACTGCTTTCATGGCTTGCCCTTCTTTCTCTCTGCTGTTTCATGTATTTTCTGATATCGTTTGGATAACTTGATTCCGGTGTATCTTCTCGAATATATAACAGTTCTTCGAAAGTCAGTTCCATGATAGCTTTCATCGGCGTTTCTACTCTTACTAACTTTTTGTTTCTGTTTACACCAATGACTTTTGCTGTCCTCAGCTTCTTATAAACGTTTCCATCTTTTGCTTCTACATAATGAATGAATACCACAAACGAGCCAACCTTTAACATATTGTCATAAACATACGGCTGTTTTTCATGTCCATATTTTGTTTCAATTTCCTGCAATGTCGTTGCAAATTTAATGTAATCTGAATCACCCGGTACAGGTCTTTTGTTTTCTTCTTCTTCTTTTGTTTCAATGCCCTCCTGTTTTGCGGCTTCTTTATTTTCCTGTGTGAGTGGTTCATCCCACTCTTCTTCGTCTTCTTCCTGTACTTGTGTTTCTACTTTTTTTTCGCTTTTTGCTTCAACCCATACTTCATCCTGTTCAAAACACGGGTCTGGCTGTTTTTCTACTTTTGTTTTACTTTTTACTTCAATCCATGATTCATCAGTTCCATTCTCAGAGTCATTAAGAAGTCTATCAATGAGTTCTGTTTTGTTGAACTTATGACCTTTACTTTCTAATGTAAGACCATGCTCTTTTGTCAGCTTTTTTAACTCTGCTACCTTCATTGCTTCTAAATCTGTTCTTTTCATGTTTTGTTTTCTCCTTTTTCTTTGTTTACTTTTGCTTTTCTTGTTTCTGATTATATCTTATCACATTAGATTCTGTTTGTCAATACCTAAATTCCAATAATAAATAAAACAATGAATCTAAGAAGGAATGGAATTGACAACACACAAAGCGTTGCAAAACCTATTTCCATTTCTTCTTTTGTGATACCCCATTCTTTCCAGAACATTTTTAACTTTTTCATGTTTTCCTCCTAACTTGTTTTTTATTATACCGCTCAACACTTTTAATGTCAAGTTGTATTTTATTTTTATTTTGCTTCAAGTTCTAAAACTTTTGCTACAAAGTCTGTAAACATTTTAGAACGAGTGCTTTCTGTAATCATTCCAATATCACACAGGCACTGTAAATAACCATACATTCTATCTGTTGCTTCCTGTACTTCTACTAAACCTCTTCTTACACCTGCATACAGGCTTTCTACTGTTTCCATCATTTTTTCATTCATGTTTTTGTTCTCCTTCACATTTTATGTTGTTTCCTTGTTTCTGATATTATAATAACACACAGCACATTGTATGTCAACAACTATTTTATATTTTTTTTAAACAAAAAAGCCTATATACTACATATAACATAAATAGCTTGTATAAGCTATATTAATAATATTATATATATAATATATAGGCTTTTGTTTTATTTATTTGTTTTGTGTTTTGTTTTTTACTTCTTTCTTCTTCCACTTATCCGTATAAGTGTCATTGTATTTGTTTTTGTATTTCTCATGGTATTTATCCTGCATACTATGGATTGATATTACATCATAACCAGTTCCGTTCAGCTGTTCACACATTCTGTTGATTTCTTTCAGTTCTTTTGTTACATCTTGTATAAGTTTTGAAATGTAGTCTGCATCTGCTCCCATACCGTTATTCATACATTTCTGCCACTGTTCCTCATACAGTTCTTTTGTTTCATGTTCCCATTGTTTGTACTGTTCCATAGCACTCTTCACGAATTTGGGAAGAACACTATCGTTCACATCATTTGTTGTGTACTTGCTCCAATCCCTCGGAATCATCTGTGGAAATTGTGCCTGTCTTAATGGAATCAACTTCTGATGAAGGTTAATATACTTATGATGCAACTTCCTTTTGTTTGCACACTCGTCCATATACTGACATTCTAATTTTCTTTTGAATCCTTGTAACCCAAGAAAACAGAAATAATCTGCAAGCTGTTCATGAAAATTTAATGCTTTCTGCATATGCTCATCCAGTTTCATATATACTTCTTCTGCAATGTTTTCCTGCATACGTTTATTTCTTGTTGTTCCCATTTGTGGCTGTTCTTGCATATTCCAGTTTTGTTCCGTGTTTATCTTTTGATTGTTTTCGTCATACTTTACACCGTTCACTTCATACATTATTTTGCCCTCCTTAAATTATTGGAAAATTATAACCTGTTTTACATAATTCACATTCTGAAACTGTGAACACACCAACGTCTGTAGCAACATTTGTATGATATACTTTTCTGCTTCTTAGTTGGTCTGCATGAACATTATTACCACATCTTGTTCTTAACGGATATTGTGTTACTCCTGCCCCTATTGTTATAACAACCGTGTCTGCACTTGTAACACTTGGTATTGTCTGTGCTATACAAATACATACTCTTTCTTTGTTACTGTAACTTGCTTGTGGAATATTTAAGGTTAAAACATTACCTTGTAATGTCACACTATTTGTTTTTACAAAATGAATACATCCACCACAACCATAGCCATTATTATTATATAAACTACATGACATTTTCTATCACCCTTTCTAACGTTCTAATTAAACGAATAAGGGCGGTTATCCACCGCCCCTACAGATTCATCACGCATAAGCGGAAAGTCCTTTAAATCCATCAAATAGACGCTTTAGCACCCACATCCATTATTGCAGGCTGTTCCATAATGTGAAAACAACTGTGCGCTTTCATATGGTGAACAAGTCTGGTAAGCCGGAATCGGTGTTGGTCTTAATGTTGCAATCAGAGTAGCGTTCTGTGCCTGCTGTGACAGCTGGAAGTTTGCTGTCTGTAACTGGTCTCTCAGACTCTGAATCTCATTCTGTGTCATTAATGCTCTCGTTGCATCACCATCAGCCTTGATTGCATTAACAATATCGCAAGTATTTCTTGCGTTCTCATATCTTACTGCATCAATGCTCCGTTGTGTTGTGCAACAACAATCGGAAAGTTGTGATGCAAGTGCATTTGTGTTTTGCATACCTGCAACTGCTACATTGTTAATAGCTTGCTGTGTTCCGTTAAAGCCATTCAGAAGTGATGTGTTGACGGCATAGAATCCATCACATAAACCACTTTCCAGACCATTCAGTTTGTTCGTTACTGCTTGGTTGTCGAAACCTCTCTGAATTGCGCTGTCTGTATATGCGCTTGCTGTACTGTTCATACCGTTACCACCCCAGTTTCCGAAATTTCCACCCCATGCAAGGAGAAAGAACAAAAAGAAAATCCAACTTCCATTGCCATCCCCGAACATTCCGTTACCGTCTCGTCCTAATGCCAATGCATCAGCTACACTTAATCCATTACCATCCATACTCATAGTATGTACCTCCTTAAAAAATATTTATATAAACCGTTTATCGGTTCATACCGCCCATAAAACTTTGAAACTGTTTATACGCTTCATTAATATTTATTCCTCTCTGTTGGCACAAATTTACAGCTACCTGTTTCAATTCGTCCTCACTTTTGCCTTGTGCCATTTGCTCTGCCCTTTTATACAGCGGATTACCTTTAATCATTTGCTGTATCATTTTCTGCATCATATAATATGCCCTCCTTTAACACCTCTATTTGTCTCTTTAGTTTTCCAATCACTTCATCAAACTCTTGTTTTGATACACAATCATTACTATTTTTATGTTCTACTTGTGCTTTGTTTTGTTCTACAAGTTCGTATGTTTTAAGTTCTGCTGTGCCGTCTAGCATTATTTGTTTTGTATATATTTTGTTATTTGCAATATCTGTAAAAACAAACAAGCTACCATCTAAGTCTATCATACTAGCCCTTGCTTCTTCCAAACTCGAAACTGGTCTACCTTTTAAAAACTGCTGAGGTTGCTGTGTCTGCTGTTGTTGCATCATGGGGAACATATTATTATACTGCTGTTGCAATTGCTCCATTCTGTTTTGTGCTAATTGCTGTTGCATGTTATTATTCATTCCGTATGGGTAAGCGTACATTTCAATTACCTCCTTTCTAATTCTATTCTAACATAACCATATAGTATGAAATATCTAAAAAGTATCACAAAAATAGCAAATAAAAAGGACGCTAAGTGCGTCCTTAATTCATAACAATTTGCCTATTTTCATCAATAACTTTTTATGTTTTCTTTTGACAGTTATTTCTGACATTCCGAGAAAGTCGGCAATGTATGTTAATGTCTTTTGTTCTTTGTAGTACAATATTAGTATTTGTTTTTCTTCCGTTGATAACATTGTTCTTTCTAACAAGTCATTAAATTCTTCTACAGAACTTATACCTTTTAACTTTTTCTGGTTTTCTGTGTTTCTTCGTCCATACATTTTCCCACCATGCATGACACAAATAAACATTCGCTTGTATATCTTCCATTTTGCTTTGACTGTCAATAGTACTTTCAACAATATAATGTTTACAATGTGTTTCATGATAACAAAAACAGCCAAAACTTACAAACGATTGTAGAAACAGTAAAACAATTAACAAAAAAATAATTTTATTTTTTGTTTTGTTTGCTTCTACATATTGCTTAATTGTATCACGCATTACATTTAACAATCTATCATTTTCCATTTTCCTTTTTGTTCTCCTACGGCTTGATTTTAAGTCGTTTTGAAATTTCTGTTTCCGCTGTATTCATTCTATCAGTTAGATTACTAATAGACTGTTGCAACGCTCCTACCGCATCACTTCCGAATTGTTTTTTTAATTCTGCGAACCATGTGTTGAACTGATTCGTAAATTGATTATAAAGATGTGTTGTGTCAATATCAGTTACAAGCGCACCAACATAACCGCAATAATTCTTGTCTGGTCTTCTATCAGTAACATTTCCGGCTGTCAGCGTTGTAATACTTACACCGACGGCAATCTCCGCTAACACTAACTCATGTACTGTTCCTGATACAGTAGGGAGTGTACTTATTACACCTGATTTTGTTACAAGTTCAACTGCCCTATTTTGTTTGTTCAATCTCACGCATATTACATCTGTTCTTTCCTGTGTTCCAGAATTTACAGGCAATGTTATATCACAATCTTCTACCAATTCGAACCAATAACCTTCGATAAAAGCCTTTCCTTTTTTGACTGTTACTGTCAGCCCTGTTTTTGCACTTACCCTTAATTGGTCTGCTGGTGAAATAAAAACACCATTGCTGACAAAATTTGAAAAATAACTTGCAAAATCAGATGCATCATACGTTCTATCGTAACTGCCATCAGATTTTTTTGTTGCATTAAAAAATCCACTTTTTGCATTTATTGACATTTCTTTACACCCCCTACCTTTTATTTAATCTTCGTTAAAATGTAACGAATATCGTTTGAGTTTTGTTCTGTTTTCCTTTTGTTCTGTTGTAGAATGGACTGTGGACTTATATGCTTATTTCCGTATTGCAATTCAATGTCAGTAATTTCTTCTGTATCTTGTTTTGAGAACGTTATGCCAATTATCTGCACATCAAATTCAAATCCTAGTTGAGTATCTACAACTGTAACAAAATCACCAAGAAAATAATCTTTTCCGTAAACATATCTTTTATTTTTTGTTATGACTGTTGCTTCATAACTTTCTTGTATATCATTTTCAACGGCTTTTTCTTTTGCTCTTTGTTTTATCAGTGCATTATATTGCTCATCTGTTAGTTGGTTTCCATCATCATCTTCCGACTGAATGTCTCTTGCATCTATCCATAATTCACTTCGTTCCCAACCTTTTGTTTCTTGCGACTCTTCCTGATTAATAGGGATTTCAAACCACTTTCTGTTACTTCCTTCACCTTCTCCGGCAACATAAGCAATATTGCAATGGTTCTCTACATTCCTTTCATAATCAACTCTGTTTATATTACTAAGTTGTTGTGAAAAAATTACAGGAACATTTCCATCTACATTCCCTTTTGTTCGGTCAATTCCAGACGAGAACTTCAACGTCCAGCCCGTAACATTAGAAAAAATATCATTAAAACTGTAAGTCGGAACTATCTTTGGATATAGTTCTACTCCAATTTTATCCTGTTCCAGAAGTTCTTCGAATTCATCCCAAATGTAACCACCTGTAACTTGTCTATCTACTTTAGATAGTTTGTTTTTGTTCACTGCGCTATCATCAATTGTAATAGGAATATACCGATTGTTTTTTGCTTTCAGTATATTTTCTGTTACTAATTTTTCCATATGTTCAAGCGTTGTTCCGCTTGTATTAATAGTATCAGAAACAATTCGTTTTGTCAATATGAATAAGGCAAGTCTTCCTGTTATAATTAATTTATTTTCTTCATCCTCGGATTCCTTTTTCACATCTTCAACTTTCCCGACAACTGGATGTACGTTGCCATTAAACAACAGATAATATTGTTCTTCCCTGTTTAGAAAGATTGTATTCAATTCAAGTGGTGCATTAACCGTGAATGTTCCTATTCCTCGAAATTTCATGTTATACTGAGAAAATGTGTAATGTCTGAGAATATCCAATCTTTTAAAATTTCTGTCTAAAATTTCTATTGTACTCATTCTACATACCTCGTATATTGAAAAATCTTTCTGTGAACTCTATTGTTGCATCAATATTATTCATTGATGCTTCATTAGCTGAATATGCATAATAATAAGAACCCCGTAACACCTTAAAGAAATCACTTCCCGGCTTCATAAATCCTATTACAGACTCGTTTGTATCTCTTGTCAACGAATGTCTGATTGCATTTTCATTTCCTGTTTCTGTTGTTATTGTAAGCGTTTCTCCATCTGATAACGTAATCCCTATAAATTCAACGTATTCACCAGTATTTACGTTATACACTTTCGGATTGATAACACTACCACCAACAGCTTTTATGATAATTTTACAACCAACATCTATGCTCCCTTTGTTTTCAATTAATACACTTTGTCGTTTATGTACTTCACCGAAAACAATATATTCATCGCTTTTATCTTCTGTCAAGATAAGTGGAAAGTGAAACATGGATGAAACATACGCCAAATGTACCACTGTACTGTCTTTATAGAACGTTGGGTCAAAACATTCTATTTCAATCGAAAACTTACATAACACTTCGTTGTTTTCTTCCTCCGTGTCAGAATACTTTACAGGCTGTGTTGGATAACCTTTTAAATAATATCCGTCTACTATGATAAGAATTTCCTCATAAATAGAAATCATATCATTTAAAAATTCTTTATTCGTTTCAATTTCTTCCTTTTGTTTTTGGAAATATTCATCCCATGTAAGACCACGGGTATCTATGTCCATTGTATTCGCTATGATATAACCTATAATAGTTATTTTTCTTGTTCCTACGATAACATTACTCAATGTACTTCCAATCTGATACGGAACTCTATAGACATTCGTTTCAACCGAAGGTGCATCCCAGTCGATTGAATCTAACACAAAATTTCTTCCGTCTTTTTTGATTCCAACACTTTCCTGCCTTGTGAAATTTCTTAATGTTATAAAATCTATCAATATTCTGCACCTCCTTTAGAATCCTTCCATCAATTCTTTTTTCACTTTTTTCACTTGTCGAGCATATTCGTAAGCGTTCGGTTTTACGTTGTAAAAATTAAACGTATCGCCTTGTGATGTTCTACCTCTTGTATATGCTTCATTTTCCTGTTTTGTCAGAACTCTTTCACCCTTATGCAGATAAGCTGTATAACCGTTGAATGGAACATAATCAAGTCCGTTTGCATGATGTCCATTCACAGAAGCGGCGGCTGACCTTGCTTCGTTAGATTTTCCAACAATGCTCTGAAAACCAGAAACGATGCTACTTACAAAACTTCCAATTTTACTTGCAAAACCTTGTACCCATCCAAGAATACCGCCGCCAATCGACTTAATTCCGTCCCACAATCTTGAGAACGCTGACCGACCTGCACTGTATAATGTACTGCCAAGATTTTGAACTTTTCCCGGAATTTGTTGCAAAATACTCCAAACCTTACCCGGCAAAGATACAAGTGTATCAACCACAGAACTGATAAAATTAGTTATTGCTGTTCTACCAGACGAAACCATGTTACCACCCCATGATGCAATTTTTGAAATTGTGTTTTGTAACCAAGACCAAAATTTACCAGGTAACTGTGAAATTATTGTCACCGCTGTATTTACCATGTTTTGCGTTGAAGTCTTTGCACTACTCAACATATTTGAACCCCAAGTCTTGATTTTTGTGATAACATTTTGTAACCAAGTCCAAATTTTACCCGGTAATTGCATAAACCAATTAACAACGGAATCAATTGTGTTTTGTGTAAACATTACTGCGGCATCTTTCATTGCCGCTCCCCACGTTTTAATCTTCTCGATTGTATTCTGTAACCAAGTCCAAATTTTACCCGGTAACTCTGCAAAGAATGTTACAATTGAATCAATCAAGCTAGGTATAGCTTCTGCCGCCCATGATATCATATCAGAACCGAACACATATAATTTACCAAGAAATTGACCTATTGCAAATCCAACTTTTTCTGGCAATGTTTCAAAAAATGTTACAACCGACTGCACAAAATTCGGTACTGTTTCAGTCACAAAACTTATAAACGCTTCTGGTATTGTTTGTGTGAAAAATGTTTTAACATTTGTTCCAAATTGTTTTATCGCATCAAGCGCACCTGTAAAACCTTCTTTGATTTTATCCTTAATTCCTGTAACAACTTCTACAACTTTGTCCTTTCCACTTCTAAAAGCATCTGGTACTTTTTCCGTCCAAAACTCTTTGACATTACTTGCAAACTCTTTCACGCCATCAATAGCTTTATGGAAATTCTCAGAAACCCCATCCGAAAAACTCATAATACTATCGAGTACATTTGAAATCACAGATTTGATTTTTTCCTTTGCTCCTTCAATTGCTTGCGGAAATGTTTCAGCAAAGAATGTTCTAACCACATCAGCGGCTTTGTCAAGTCCAAACAATTCAAGAACATTTGCTAATAATTCTCCGACAAGCGAACCAATGTTTTTTACACCATCCAAAATTGCATTTGAAATCGCAGACAGCATTTCTTTGATACCGCTAATGAATTGTTCATGGTTTCCTGTAAACAAACCAAGTAACGTATCAACTGCGCCTAAAACAAAATCTAAAACATTTCCAAAAGTATCTGCGATAAGCTGTAAAGCATTTGTTATAATTGGCGAAGCTATAACATTTGCAAATCCTTCCCATGCTCCTTTGATTACATCCGTTATGTCTTTGAAATTAAATCCTAGTGCATTTATCTTTTCTGTGATTGCATCTGAAAATTCTTGAAACTTTCCTTTTACCTGTTCCCATATTCCAATGACTTTGTTTCTGAATTCTTCATTAGTCTTCCACAACGTTGCAAACGATGCAACTAACAGTGTAATTACAACTGCAACAGGATTAATCTTCGAAATAAGGAATGAAAATGCTTGTCCCACACTTCTTAATGAACCACCTAGCAATCCATACCCTTCTACATTTGTATTCACTGCCAACATCATGTTATCAAGTAGTCCAGGAATTTGTTTTGTATATGTTGTAACTTTTCCAAGTTCAAACGTTCCTCGTCTTAAAACTTTTTCAAAACCAAATATTGCATCTTTTGTCAGTTTAAAACCATCCGCAACATTGGCTAAAAGTTTTGTTACACTTGAAAATACTATCAAACTCGGACCGATTGCGGCGGCAATTAGTCCCCATTTGATAATCTGGTCTTTTTGTTCATCTGACAAACCGTTAAACTTTTCTACAAGTTCTGTTATGTTTTCTGCTAACTTTCTGATTACTGGCGTAAATCTATCACCTATGGAAATCAAGGCTGATTCAATCGCACTTTTCAACAACGTAATAGAACCATTCAAATTATCGTTCATCGTATCTGCCATATCCTGAGATACGCCATCACAATTATTGATAGAATCTGTTAGATTTTGAAAATCCTCGTCTGTTGCATTTACGATTGCTAACAGACCAGACATTCCTTGCGCTCCTGCCAATGAAGCCGCCAAGTTAGCTTTTAATGCTCCTTCTGCTCCATATGCTTTCTTTGTAAGGTCTTCAACAGCGGCATTATATTTCTTTTCTGTTATTTCACCGCTTTCATGTTGTTTTTCAATTTCCGCTAACTTCTTCTTGAATGTGTCCATCGGCATTTTACACTGCCCGAAAGACTTCCTCAAATCCTGCATAACCTCAGAAAAACTTTTCATTTTTCCGTCTGTTGTTTCAAGTGAAATACCAAGATAATCCATAGCTGACTGCATTGTATCAGTTGGTTTCGCCAAGTTTGTTAATAACGTTCTAAGTGTTGTTCCGGCTTGTGATGCTTTAATACCACTATTCGCCATTAATCCAATCGCTACTGCTGTATCTTCTACACTATAGCCTAACGCTCCTGCGACTGGCGCAACATATTTGAATGTTTCACCCATCATAGCAACATTAGTATTTGACTTGCTCGAAGCCTGCGCTAATACATCTGCAAAATGTGTTGCGTTCGAAACTTCTACGGTAAGTCCATTTTTAATAACTTTTGTTGTCCCATCTGCTGACAGTCCGAAGGCTGTCATTGCATCAGTGACTATATCTGAAACGCTTGCAAGGTCTTCACCAGAAGCGGCGGCAAGATTCATAACACCAGAAATGCCATTCAACATATCTTTTGTGTCCCATCCTGCCATTGCCATATATTTGAACGCTTGCGCACTCTCAGAAGCTGAGTATTTTGTTTTCGCTCCCATTTCAATTGCTTTGTTTCGGAGTTGTGTAAACTGTTCTCCTGTTGCTCCTGAGATAGCTTTTACTTCTGACATATGACTGTCAAATTGTGCCGCTGTTTTTACCGCCGCTGTTCCAATTCCTACAAGCGGTACTGTTACTGTTTTTGTTAATGATTTACCGACAGAATCAAAAGTACTACTTAATCCTCTCAGTTTATTACCTGCCGTTGCTGATTTATCCGAAAACACTTTCAAGTCGTTATAGGCAGTTTTGAAACCTTTGGAGAACTTGCTAGTGTCCAATTCGAGGTATGCAACGGCTGAACCTATATTTACTGCCATTTATATTATACCTCCATTTATTCAGTTTGTCCATATTGTTTGTAGAAATCTGTAAAACTGCTGTATTCTAGCTTTTGTTCTCCATTTTTGTTTTGTTCTATATATCTCGGTTTTTCTTCGTTTTCAATTCTCACCATTAAATTACAACAGGCTTCATCGAAACAAAAAGCTGTATAAGTATCTTCAATTCCCAGTATCTCACTAGGCAAACACTTATACAGCTTTGACATTGCTATTACAGACTCTATTCTCTTACTCTGTACGAAAGGATTCCAAACCTTTTACACCTTTCTGCGAATAGTTAAAAACTGCCATTAATTGCTCATCTGTCAGTTCCACACCTGCATCCTTAATTTCCTGATATGTCGGTTCAACAAAAGATTCACCTGCAATCAATTCAAGAACCTCTGAAAGTTCTCCCATCATGTTGTCGTCTGTTGGGTCAATTCCTGCATCACCAGAAAACAATTCGTTTGTTCTTGTCAATAATGCGTTTGGAATTTTTCCTTGTTTTACCAGACCTAACAGCGATGGTCTTTTAAGTTTCACATAAACAGGCTCAGAAGTAAATCCGGGTAACTCTACAACCTCGCCTTGTGACTGTTTGATAAAATCCTGTATACTTGTTACTTTCTGTTCTACTGTTGTTCTTTTTGTTGCCATCTGTTTTCATTCTCCTTTTGTTCTATTTGTTTTGTTTTAACCTACTACCATCCTAGTTTCTTCTAAATCTGCCACTTCAATTTGTTGTGCTACTACTTCCGAAAAGTCTGGTAATGTTGTCACATAAGAAATCTTATATGGCGGTTCTCCTGTTTTCGGTGCTGAGTTAATCGTGTACTCTGGTACTCTGAAAGTATCATCCTGCGCTCCAACTCCGAACGGCGTTCCCTGACAGTTAGGATAACTAATCTTTTCGTACCTTACAATCTGTCCAGATGCATCGTATTGTGCGGAATATACATCAAGCGCAAACACACTACCTTTTTCGCTACTTCCTGCGGCTGGCGGTGTATAAACAAGTGTATCACCTTCGCCAGTAATTGTTCCACCCTGCAAAATTTTTGCTAATGTCGGACTGAACACGTTGTCCGTAAGTGTAATCTGATTACCTGTAATTGTTGTTGTCTGCGGTTTCTGCGCTAACAACTTGCCCAATTTCACAAGTTTGATTGCATCCGTAGTTTCCGTCTGCACTTCAACGGCAATCTGACTTGCAGTGTCTACTGCATACTCTGTTCCATCTGTTTCACTTCCAACTCTAATTACTACCAGTGAAACATCAATAGTTGGAATTGATTCCAATTTCTTTTTTGCAACAGACATTTTTCCTTCCTCCTTTATTTATCTGTTTTCGAGTTTTCTAATACCATAATATTGAAAACTTATCATGTGTGCTTTTATTTGTTCGTCATAAAAACTTTCTGTTTCATTCCCTGCATACATAATGCGTGGATAAAGTTTTTTAAGTTCCTGCTTAATCGCAAAAACATTTGTTTCAAGTTTCGTATATTCCTTTTCTGGAACATAAACAAGAAACGTATAAATGGGTCGCTCAGAACTAACTTCAAGAGGTAACACACCACTAAGTTTAACAACAACGTATGGCTCAATACATTCCCCCTTATGCTGTCCCGGCATAAATGGGTTGAATCCTGCATCCTTTAACAAGTCCCATGCATCTTTTAATAGGCTCATACTCATACAAGATACCTCAACAAATTCTTATAACCATCCAATACTTCCTTACTATTCGCTTGCACCGTTCTGTTTAAAATTGCGTATCTCTGTTCATTACACAATTCCAAGAATATACCATAATCAACACCATGCGCTATATTAATTCTTACCTTATTCGAAAAGTATTCTATATAGCCTGTCAACCTTTGCCTTGCGTGTCCTGTTCTATCAGTCCACATAGCATTTTGTTTTGCATAGTTTTGAAATTTATTTGCACCCTGCTGAGCATACATTTTAACGGCAACTTTTGATTTGTTTTCTGCCTTGCTCAGCCATCTTTCAAGCTGTGATATATCAGTTCTAATTCCTGTCACTCAATACCACCTCCAAAGAAATATCTGCAATGATGTTATATTCTTCAATATTGTTTTTATCAGTGATTTTATATGTATTACCATTAATAACAACAAAATCACCATTCTGAATTGTTTCACATTCTTCCCACAATGCAAGAATCATTGGCTGTCCTTTTGTTTTTGTTTGACTTCCATCGGAAGTATTTTTTATTATAAAACCTTTTGAAATATGAAACAACCCACGCAAGGTTGTTACTTCTTCAACTTCCTGCGTAGGTTCTCCATACTTATCGACTTTGTTTCTCTTAACAGTGTATGTACTTCCGTTTTTTGTTATTTCTCTTTCAACTGCTTTTTTCTCTTTTAATAACCACATTACGTTAGCACCCCACTGTTCGTATCACAGAATTTTGATGCTAACATTTTGAAATAACTAGAACTGTCTTTTGTGGTTAATCCACTAACACTTAATCCTGTTACTTCTGCTTTTGTGATAAGTCCTTCATAACTTGCTTTTCTTACATCGCCGCCATTCATTTTCAGAAGTAACAACAGTTCTTCATCTGAGAAATACGGCGTTTGTTTTTCTTTTAAGTTATATCTCAAAACTTCCAAATCATCCACGTTAGCACCTCCTTCTGTTATTCCATGTTTTTTTCTCTAATGACTTTTTGAATAATCTGTCTGGCTTCTCTTACGTTTCTTGCCTTAGATGTATCAATGCCATGCTCTTTTGCGTATTCCATCAACTGTTCTTTATTCATTTCTGAAATTGGAGTTTCTTCTGTTTCAGTTTTAACAACTTCTTCTTCAACAATTGGCTCTGCAATAACAGTTTCTACTTTTTCCTTTACTTCGTCTGAAACAACTACATAGCCCTTGTCCTTGAACATTGTCTCAAAAGAATGTTTTGAAACTTTGATGATGTTATCTCCTTTTCTCGCTGTTATCATAACACATTACCTCCCATTCAGCTTTCTTTGATTACATCGTATACGAAAACTTGGTCTGCTGTTGGGAAGTCTGGTAAGCAAATCATGGATACTTTTGTGTCAACCTGTACTGGGTCAGTGTGTTTTGTTGTGGTAACTGCAACGCCTGTATCTGTGATTCTTACATTAGCAACTGCACTCGCCATAAGGTCACTCTCTTCTGGTGTTGTTCCAAACCATGTGTTACCAAGTTTTCCATCCGGGTACATGCAGAAAACATCGTCAGCGATAAACCGCTGTACTTTTTCCTTTTCATCTTTGAAACGCTTGTCATCAATATTAATTGTCAAATCCAGTTCGTCTTTAATATAAGATTTGATTTTTGCATCTGAGAGATAGCCCACACCATTGCTTTGTGCTAACAGCGTTCCTTTGATTTCATTGTTGATTCGGAAATAACCCATAACTTTTGAACTACATACAGCGTTTGTTACAGTAACGCCTGTATCTTCCTGAATCTTTTCAATACCTGCTTTGATATCTCCCAAAATTGTTGCAGTTGGGTCTGACCATGATTTTGTTACAGTTTTCTTGTGGTCTGCTGGCATACCATAATCATAATCATATGCCTGACCATTTCCTTCGATAGAAATAGCACCAGTTGTCAGCATCGACATTCTCATACGTTCTCTCTGAGCCGCCGCACCTTGCAGAAGTGACATTTCATCATTGAAAATCTTTTCTACAATAACATCAATGTAGCTTTGGTTACCAGTTGCCAGTACCATGTTTAACTGCTGTCTCAGTTCTTCATCCACCATTTTAGATTCTTTGAAAAACGGCATCTGCGCTTCCAGTTTTGTGAATCCAATTCTCGGACGAGGAATAGCTTTTACATCATAAGCAGACGGTCTTAAAACAACCGGAAGTCCATTTGCGCCTTTCAGCCATTCCAGTTTTAACCCAAGCTGTTTGTCATTCGGGAAAAGTGTTTCTCCAAAATATGGCGGCATATCCTGTGATAACAGTTCCCAGTACGCAACGATTTCATTCGCTGTGATTAAGTCAAAAATACTCATTGTTTTGTTTTCTCCTTTACTTTGTTTTATTTAAGGAAGTAGATTCCTTTAAGTGCTTCCTTCACATATTCATCATTTTTTGCCATTACTGTTGCGTCAATTCTGTCAACATTTACAAAACCGAAAATAAGTAATGTTCCGTTTGCATCCCCAGTAGTTACATCTACATCGTGTAACAGAATGCCTTTTGCATCAGAAGCTAAAGAAGCACTGGCTTCATTTACTGCCACAAATGCTATCTCTCTTTTTGTAAAGTCACCCGCCAATGGTGTACCTGCTTTTACAATCTTTCTTCCTGTTGCCGGGTCTGTAACTCCAAGTGCATCGTCTACAATAATAGATACTGCAACGAATGGATCTGTATTAAAAAGAATCTGATTTGTTGATACATAAGAACTCTTTTTAATTCCTGTTTGATTTAACATCTTTTTTCCTCCTGCTAATTATTTTGTTTTTCTTTTTTTAGCCCATAATCGAGCCGCCATTGTTCCCTCGTTTTTGTTTTCATCATCATCTTCAATGTTAACATTTTTACGAGTAACATTTTTATGCGGTTTCTGCTGTGCCTGTTCTTCTTCACTTGCGAAATATGCCTTGCCAGTTTTACCGTCTTTGATTTCTGCAATAACTTTTGCAATATCTTTGTCTTTTGTGACTTTTGATTTTGCAACCGCCACAAGGTCTTCAACCATATCCGGCTTTGCACCTAATTTAATTGCTGTCAGTTTTGCATCTGCTAACATTCTTGCTTCTCTCTCAGCTACCAACTGTGCTGTTGTCTCTCGCAACACATCTTCTTTCTTTTCCAGTTCTGTCTTATTAGCTTCTTTGGCGGCTTTATCTTTTTCAAGAATTCCTTTCAGTTCGTCTTCGCCATAGCCAAGGCTCTGTAAGTACTCAGCAACCGCATCTGATTTTACCTTTTCAACATCAACGGCTTCTTCTTTTTTTGTTTCCGCTTTTGTGTCTTTCTGCTGTTCTTCTTTCTGTTCTACTTTTGTTTCGGTTTCCTGCTGTTCTGTTACTTTTGTTTCTTCTGCCATTCTCAATTACTCCTTTTTTAATTCAGATTCTTCGTACATAATACACAATCTGTTGTTTTCTTTTTCTAACATCTGCTCTAATTTCTCAATTTGTTTCATTTTCTTCACTCGCTGTTCTGGGATTATAATTTTATTCAGTTCTTCAACTCTTGTTTTTATTGTTTGTTTTAGAATTTTTGTTTTTGTGTTGTCATAACACACTGTATATACAGACGAACAAAAGTTACAACGAAGGAAAGTTTTTGTTATACTTTCACAATTACTTGTAACTTTTGTTTCCTGTTTCAATGCTGATGCAATTGGCATATTATAACCACACCTGTCACATCTTATTTTCAATTATATCACCAACTTTCGGAAATGTCAAGCAATTTGTAAAAACTTTTTTATTTTTATCATATAAAATTTTTCCGTTGTTGACTTCTTCCAATTGCATCCGCTTCACTCGCAAGTCTTTTGAAAGTCTATCTTTTTTTCTAAACATTTTCTTTCCTACTGTCTGTCCTTTTAATCTCATTCTTGCGGCTTTGATGGTCAAATCTCTTAATTCTTTGAACTCATTAATTGTTTCCATGTTATCAACCTGCAAGAAAATCTTTTCTTTGCACCTGCTACACGAAACATAGCAAATTCTTAAATACTCACCATCCTCTGTCCATGTATCAGCTTTTTTCATGTTTTCTGCTGACACTTCATTTACCTCTCCGCATTTCAAACAAATTCGTTCCACTGTAATTTCTTCCATGTTCTCTGTTTCTCCTTATGTTCTAATCTACAAAATCTTGTGCGTATCTATCAATCTCTGGAAACGTTCCAGATGGGGATTGATACCACAATCCAATCCTATCGGCTATTGTGTCCATATCATCTGACATAACAGCTTCAAAAGTACACATACCGTTGGGATGGTCTAATGGAAAATCATCTTTTGGAAATATTCCAACCCCTAGTCCATGATGGTCTGTTGTTGCATATTCCTTACATACTTCACATACCCTACCATGAAAGTTTGAATTTATCCACCTATAACCAACAACAAAAGGGTTGTTTTTGTTTGTGTTCGCAAATGTTTGTTGATATGCATGACTAACCATTGTCCTTGCAAGTCTTAAAGCATTGTAATCAATATTACCTCCGGGATAATATTTATCCTGTATAACTTCACCAACATATTTTGCACGTTTAGCATCTACATCAGTTTGCCTTGCTTTTCTCCAACTTGTTATTACTCTTGCCTTTTTGTTTGCTGTTGGCAATACATAACTTTCAATATCTTTTGCAATTTCATATGCTGACTTTTGAGCCATTGTGCCATTGGAAACAATTTGAGAAATAGTGTTATGTACTTTTCTATTATATCCCCATATCGCACTTGATAGTGTCCAACCCTTTTGATATATTGTACCAGTAATAATATTTTGTACTATCATTTCTGGTACATAAAAAAATGCTTCTTGTATATCACTATCTTTAAAACCTGCTTGCTTCAAGTAGTCCCTTACATCTTCAACTACTGCATTGCTTACAGTTCTGGTATCTCTAACAACTTGATTCTGTATGTCAGAATTCAGTTGTTTTATTCTATTGTTGATATCTCTTTGTAACAATGTCAAACGCTGTGCATCTAACTTGCTCCTTGCAACTTGTTTTGTTACTTCCTGTGCAAGTTGCTCATACATTTGTTTTATTTGTTTTAATTGAGCGGTGGAGATTTGCTGTCGCACTTCCTCTGCGTTCTGAAATCTCCACCTGTTTGTTTTTGCTATTGTTCTCACCTCTTATAAACTTTTATAGATTAATTTCTCAATTGCAATTTCTTCACTTGCTTCATCCTCTGTAATTAATCCAAGTTCTTCGTCACAAATAATCATTTCAACTGCTTTCCTTACAATCTCTTTAACTTTTTCTCTTGTTTTCTTTGTTACTGTTTCACTAACATATAATTTACTGTTTTCTTTGTCTTCTACTTCTTTAGCCTGTTGTTTAAGCTGTTCATATAAATTTCTTGCCATTTTTGTTTTCTCCTTCATTCTTGTTTGATGTTTTGTTTTCTTGTTCCTTACAAGTATTATAATACACCAAACAAACAAATAAGTCAATACTTTTTTTGAAAAATATTTTTTAAATTTCTTCTACATCACTTTTATTATCCTGTTCTGTTGTTACTGTTTGTTTTTCCGCTTTTTGTTCTGTTTCAATATCCTCAGTATTTTTATCAACTTCATACTGCGTTGAAACATTATCCAATTCCGTTTGTACCTGTGTATTTACTGCCATCGTATCAAACATATTCAACTCCATAGCAATTTGTAACAATTCTTCATTGATTTGTTCGTCTGTCAACTCTGGACGCCATTTTTTCATATATGACTTTCTACTTCGTGTATTTGAAGCAATCTCAGAAAGGTCTGTTGCCTTTTCTTCCTGTTCATCTTCTGCCAATGCATAATGCTCTTGTATTACAACATTATATTGTATCTCCTGTAAATCTACAAGTGGATAAATACCTTTCACAATATCAACATTTAACAATGCAATATCAATAATGTTTTTTACAATATCAATCAGACAGGGTTTCCATGTTATCATTTTTTCATCACATCGAACCTGTAACGGATAATACAAGGCTTTCAATGCCTTACCACTTGTAATTGTTCCTACCATTGTTTCTTCTGAAATGTTTGGAATTTCCAACTGTCCATACATATCGGATTTAATACGTTCCAAAATAGCCTTTGTCGGCTCTGTATGATTTAAGGCAGGTGCTAATGTTCCAACTAACGGATGCACTTCATTCTGATTTTGTTCAGATTTTAAGTCCCAAAAAGCACCTGCACCAGAACTCAAATTCTTCGTTGTCTGGCTATTCATATCAACAACATAACGTATAGGGTTCATTCCCTTTCTAACGCTATCAACATCACCGTTTGACATTTTACTATATAATGCTTCTTCATCCCATAAGTCAGACACTTCCGAAACACCTCTTTTGTCGTCCAGTGTACCAGTGTTAAAAATAATACTTACAGGGATTCTATCTAACTCTGTTGCTGTATCTGAAATAACGGTCTGTAACACATTGCCACTTTTGTCATACAGAATCAGGCTCATATATACAACGCCGTTTTCTAACCGATAATCATTAATCAGATATTTTCTGTTATTGTTTTCTCCTTCCTCAATGTTTTCAAAACCTACAAAACGAATAATCTTTTCAGAACCGTATTCTTTTTCATAATAGAATTGTTTACTGTTATAAAAATGTAACAGCACACCGCTTTCTTCTGAAAAATCAACAAGGCAAGCAATTCTTTTTCCAATGAAACAATCCTTCGCACTTTGTAATAATAATTTCTGAAAATGATTTCTTTCAAGAACCTTGTCAACTAATGCTTGTAGCTGTTCCACTTGTTCTTTCTCTGCATCTTCAACTGTTGTTCCTTGGATATTAATGTCTGGCGCTTGTGAAAACATAAACCTTGCTTCTTTATTAATCAGGGTTTTGATGTTCTTAAATCTTACTTGTGATGGAACATAATCTCCAGCACTTCCTTCCGTAAAGAACCTAGCACCCTTCTTATATGTTTTATAATATTTTTCAATCTCTAAAACTTCTTTCCTAAAAACAGTGCCATTTATTTTATTTGATAATACAAAATATGGATAATCCAATAAATATGTTATATCTTCATTCAATTCTGTATCTGTATTTTGAACTTTATCTACTTCCATTTTATTTTCCTTTCTATATATTATTAATATTATTAATATAATATATTATTATATAATATAAAAGGGTAGTACTTCTACTACCCATATTATACCATAACAATATTTTGTTGTCAAATTGTTATTTTAAACATTTTGAAGAAATATAACCAACCTTTTTGCCTTTCTTTCCATTGATTTCTACTCTGTACCAATCCACACCATCTTTAGCTTTCACCGTTGCAAGATAAGTAACAACTGTTCCCTTTTTAAGTGTTGGATATGAAACCAATGTGGCATATTCTTTTCCGGCATACTTTCTTACATACACACGAGTCGTTGTTGTATATGTTTTCTTTTTTGTTGTATTTGTTTTATTCGCTTTGTTTTCATACACAACATAATTTTTATGAATCCAACATACTCGCAATTTTCCTCCAAACATAACACGAATTTTCACAAAATCATTTTGTGTTTTGCCATTATACTCGAATTGATTTCCTGCTTTCAACTGACCAATGATATTACTTTTCACACTGCTATCTGGTGTTGTTCTAATATTGATGCCATTAGCACTGCAATGCGCTGTACCTTTTCCAATCCATGTTGTAGCTGGTTTTGTTTCCGTTGGCTTTGCTGTACTCTGACCATAGTTAATATAACAGAATGATTTGATTTTTGCATCTGTCCATGAATAAGTTTTTACTGCACAACAATCACCATTACGATTGAACTCTCTGTTACTTGTGTTTCCTTCGCCACACTCGAATGTTTTATTTTTTTCATTTACAGAAAGCACTCTTCCCATATGTGATTGCTTAAAAATTACCAATGCACCAACTTTCGGAGTTTTTCCTGTTTTTCCTGCTTTGGCAAATTTTGCTTCTGTTTCAAAAACACTATAACCACAATAATTACCTGTTGTCATGTTCCAATGCGACAACGCAACTGCTTTTCCAAACTCTTCCAATTCCAATGCAAATTGATATGTAGCACACCACGGCTGTCCTTGGCATCCTTTTAATCCTGCATTGTTTACCATCGTAGAAAACTTCTGATTGTTTACGCTTGTTTCTTTGTAAGGGATTTTTGCATAGCTTCTTTCCCTAGCAATAATATTATTAATACTTCCCATACTTGTTCCTACCTCCTTCATTTTGTTATAGATTTGTTTTGCTGTATCTGCCCTTGCTTCTTTCATTGTCTGCCAGTTATTCGGCTGTTCATAATGCTGTAAAACATAATTTGAAGCCTGTGTTATATCTTTTACTGTGCATAAGTATTTGTATATTGTTGGGAACTTTTCTTTCAGTTCTTCAATCGTGTAAATAATTTGTGTGTCCATATCTCCAATAGATACTTTTGTTTTTTTACACAAATCATACAATCCTGCTTTTCTTGCACTTGTAGTCCATTGTGAAAGACCATAACCATAGTGCTTCCCCATCGGACTTAAAAATTCACTTCTTGAAATCTTCCCACTGTCCACTTGTTCTGTATATGTTCTATCAGTATAGGTAATTCCTCTATTCTCCCTATATCTCTGAACACATAACCTCTCAAGTCTTGTCGAAACAAAGCCAATTCCTTTGTAAAACGATTCCCTAAACTGGTTTGCCGCCAGACCGCAAGCACCTTCCAAAGTTAATCCTTTAGAAATATAGTACCTTACAGCCTTTATAATATTTTCATGCACATTAATGCTCATTTTTTATATGCCCTCCTATGGCTCAAATTTGCCCCTATATGACATTTTAATTACTCAGCCTGTACTTCTTTGATTCCTGCAACAGAAGTTAAAATAGACACAATTCCTGCTAATACAGAAGCACTTGCTACCATCTTCCAGTCCACAGTACCCATAGTAACACTTGTACCAATAATAGCAACAGCTGTCTGAGCAACTGTTTTAATTGCTCTAACTCCTGCGGCTTTAATCCATTTGATAGTATCAACATTAGTTTTGAATACACAATTTCTAAACATCCCATTATTCCTCTCTTTCTCTATGTTCTAATTTACAGTTTTCTAATTTATGATTGACTTCATTGATTGCTTGTGTGTGTTCGTCTATAGCATTCCATTGTCTTTTCTGAGATTCTCTCATATGGTCTTTATATGCATCAAATTCTTTTTCTTGTTTTTCAATCTCTTTGTTTTGTTTTGCTATTTCATTTGTTAATTGTTTCATTTGTTCAGATAGCGAAACCATTGTTTTTGTGTTTTCACTTAATGGTTTATAGATTGCCATAAATAAACCAACAATGGCAGATAAACCTACGATAATATATCCAATGATTTGTGCATCTGACATATTATGAAACCTCCATAGATTGCGTATCACTTAGTTCCACTTCCATTAATGTCTTGTACTCTTCATCTGTAATTAATCCCCAAACCCATGCCTTTGTAATACGCTGTTTTGTTTGTTCCGTCATTCCTCTGATTTGTTTTAATTTCAATAATTCTTTATACATAGTTTTCAACCTCCTATCATTTCCGATAATATAGCCGTATCAATTTTTGCTTCTAATGTTGATGCTTCTGTTTCTGTTAGTTTTGTGTCCATATCATATACATACTTGCGTGTATCACCTATTTGCTGTTTTACATATTCCCAACCTTTCTCCATAGATACAGGATAGTTAAACATTGTGTAAGCATTTAATTGTTCTGATTCTGCATTAATATATGTTTTTGGATAATATGTGGATAATTCCTTAAATGCTTCTATCTGGTCTTGTATGAGGTCTACTTTTTCTGGTTCACTCAATTTATACAAAATAACAAGTCCGTCCTTTATTTTGTTCCATTGTTCTTCTGTAACTTCTATCCCATATGTTAAAAGCATAACCAACTGTCCATTTGTGATATTGTAAATTTTATTTGACCAACTCCTGTCGAAACCTTCCGAAGAGTACAAATTAGTAAATTTGTTCGATAAAATTCTTTCTGAACGCGTTGTGCTATTTAAAAATATAGATTTTGATGTTCTAACAGTCCCAACAGTTTCTTCATTCAGCTTCCATGTATAAGAATCAATATTCATTTTCTTTACATTTCTTACCAACACACCTTTTTCAATGTCCACATAATCAGCCATATACCGTTGACCACCTATTGTAACATTACCACCAGATGATACTGGAATTGCATATAATTCATAAGGAAGTGTAGCTTGTGACGATTGATATGGTTGATATGGAAGTAATGTATTGCTTAATAATAACTGCGGTTTCCATTCCATATCTATTTTTGCGCCTTTTGTAACTCTAACAAAAAGCGTAAACATATACGATGCTTGAATCTCTTGTATATTAATAGGTTTATTAACACTATTACCTGATATGGACATTCCTAAATTAACATTATTTGAAAAATCCAAATAACATACAGAAGTCTCTTCCTTTTTTGTTGGATTTGGATTAAATATATATGTGTTATTTGCTGTAATTTTTTTGTTGACACCAGACATAAAATTTATTCCCGTACTAGCCGATGATGTTGCTGTTCCTTTAACTTTTATAATTCCTTTTTGAACAGAATAAGTCAGTCCATTATTTTTATCCACTGTTTCTGCAACATCTTTAATGTCTAACAAGTTTGTTCCATGTGTTTTAATAACAGGATTTACCACCGCTTTAATTTCTTGCGGATATTCTGGGCTAGGTGACGGTTTGCCGCCTGTGTATGGCTCAAAGTCTGTCCTTTCGCTCCCTTCTTCAAACATAATGTTTTTAAAAGATATTGTTTGACCTTTTTTCAAAACTCCGACTCTGAACGTTATATAATCAATTCCAACAGGTACAGTATATTTTACTTGTTTTTCATTCTTAACTTCCACACTGTTAGCAATCATTCCATTCGGAAAAATAAATGCTCTACTACCTTCAATCTGTTCGCTTTCCCATGACAATATGTATGTTTTCCCAACTGTTACTAATATTTTTGCATTTTCACTTGTATAATCTGTATATGCATCTTCCGATTCTGCTGTAATTGTTACACCATTATTCTCATAAACTGCCGTACCATTTTCAATGTTTACTGTTTTCCATTTTTCATAGTTCAACAGGTTTTTTCCTGTATACTGTTTCTGTTCAGACTTTCCGTAGATAATTAAATCCTGTATTTTCCCATCGTCACTGTCATTCAATACTGTATCACCATTATTATTTGTATAGAATTTTGTGATTTTGTTAGCATCTAACTTTTTCACATCACTCTGTAAATTCTTCACATTTTCTACTGTTTCTGTATAATCGCTTGGAAATGTATCTTTTATTTCTTTGCTGTATTCTAACAACTGTTGTTTTAACTGTTCCAAATAATCACTTGCTTGATATTGTTGTTCTTGACTTGTTTCTACCTCAAGACCTTCTAACACTTTTCCTTCTGCTAATGTTGTGTTCCATTCATTTGTTATGTTTCCCTTACTGTCTGCTTTTACAGCACAAACAATAAAATAAATATTGCCTTTATACTGCGTTACTTTTCTACTTAATTCCCATGAAAAATATACCCATTCATCATTATATACTGTTGCATCCTGAACAATATACATATCTTTTCCGCTTGGTATTTTACTTGCATTTTGATAATTGATACGTAACTGTAGCTTTGATAAGTCTACTCCATTACCTACAATTTTAGGCACTTTGAAGTATTTTCTTTCTGACTTTTCATCACTTTCTACTCCGAACAGTTCATCCTGTGGCATCATCTGAATAATCCTTGCATCTGCATCAATTTCAATCCTACTATCCATTGTGCTTCTTGTATCTGCATCAGCTTCTGCGACAGATAATAATTCTTCCACACTAGGCATTTGTTTTACCTCCTTTCTATATTTGATTAATAATAACGCTATTTGTTTTTACTATCTGATTTCCATTTTTACCTGTCACTAAAACCTCAAAATAACTGTTCTTCGTGACTTCTTCTGGTAACAATACTCCTGTAGGCTCGTAAATTGTGTTATATTCAACTCCACCAAGCGTTCTTACAGTTACTACCTTCGCCATATTATTCCACTGGATATCAGTTTTTAAAACGATTCTAAGGTAATTATTAGAACCTCTTACAATGTTACTATAATCACAATTACCTATCTTACTGAGTGTTTATTCTGATAAATTTAAAACTAATGTCCTCATACTCTATGCCGTCCTTTTCCACATATAACAAGTAATATAAGGCTGTCTAATGTCGCTATATCCTAACTGTGAATTTGTTCCGGGTGAAGAACTATCTGTACTTCCATATATTAGAACAGTGTCCAATGCTCCCCACGAACCACCAGAAACTCCCGGTGCTGTGTTAAGAAATCTATCAAAAACTACACCGTACGGATTTCCACCATTAGCATAACTGATACCATTAATATTTTCACTGGAACGTCCAATACCTGCCCTAGCACCTGTCAATCCATGTGTGTGACCATTTACTGTATGAGAGTGTGCTAAATTTAATGTTTTAGCACCACCTGTTTTCTCAGATGCATTATAGTCTGTATCATCTGCATTTACTCCTGTTGGTACTCTTCCACTTCCCCATGCTACCCATGTTCCTCCAAGATATGTTCCCGGGTTTACATTCCTAGTTGTCATAAGAATATGACCAATCGGAAACATAACATTTGCAATAGCTTTTACAAGATTGGAAAGGTTAATCCTTCCTGCTGTTTCATTACCTAAGACAAAACAATCTTCTGCTTCTGGACTTGTTCTCTCAGCTAAATCTCTAACATATACACTTGATATTGTTCCCATTCTTTTAACCTCCTAACTTTCTAACTCCACTTGCTACTGTTCTTCCTTTTTGTTTTGTTTTTTCCATTTGTTTCGGTTCTTCTTTCTTTTCGACAAAAACGAATTCTGGTTCTCTTTCTTCCAAAACTGCGAGTGCTAACTCCAAACCATTATACACTCCACAACTATATTCGTCTGTAATGTTTTGTTTTTGCATATTGTGTAACCTTACTAATTCTTGCCTTTGTCTTCTTACACTGAATTTGTGTAACATTCTACACACCTCCTGTATGCTTCATATTTGCCCCTATTTCGGATTTTCTTTATCCTGCCTTACTATTTGTTTGTATCTCCTTAACATCTGCTACTGTATAAGTATCTAACGCATACCACAGACTACTCATGCAATGACTATCGATATTGAATTCATCATATATAGCATTACCCTTTGAATCTTTTGCATATGTCAAATATTTTAATTCTCTAATTGCATTTTTACATTTTGGAGAACAAACGATTTTATTAAAGCGTTTTATCTTCTTTGTGTTCTGTAGCCTACTTCCAATATATTTTTTGCATCCATACATATTGAACCCTGATTGCCTATAGAATTGTATAGCCTTGGGCTCAGCTGAATCCGCACATATAGGCTTGTTACACCTTCTCGCCCTTGCCGCTACCCTATGCACATCTAGCCTCTCAGCAAATTGTTTATCCGTCAAATGATTCACATAGATTTCGTCATATATATATAACATCTTTTTGACATCATCAACACAACATGAAATAAGGGCATTGTAACTTTCCTCAAATCCGAAGTCTAAACCGAAGAAATGGAATTGTGCTGGAATACTATTTACAGTGTCAACAAATTGTTTTGCATTTGTTGCAACCGTAAACTGTGGCAAAACAATAATACCATTTGCTCCGAATCTTCCATATCTTGCTACAACCCACAATCTCGGGTCTGTTTCTTTTAATCCATCCAGTGTATCTATATAAGACTGTGGAATAAACGGATTGTCTTCACATATGCTATGATGATAATACATAACTTCTTTCTTGTTTATTTTCTTAATTATTGTCCTTTTTCTGTATAGTTCCTTTTCATCACATATTACTGTTTCTTTTCCACTTTCATCCGTATGTGTGAAGAATGTATTGTATACCCAGTTTTCACGACCAACAGGATTGCAAGTAAGAATGAAATGTAATGTAACACCGGGCTGTCTGATACGCCCTAACAACTCTGTATACGCCTGATATTTAATCTCAGAACATTCTTCAATCCAAACAATAGAAACACCGTTGATAGATTTAATCTTTTGTATTTTATCCATTCCACGAAAGATAATTCTTGAACCATTTGGAAATCTTATTTCCATCGGTGATGTTATAGCAATGACTTTATCAGTTGGTGACCTTCTATTGCTTTGTTCGTCTGATAACATATCTAACTTTTCTAATACTTCCTTCAACAATGAATAACATGATTCTTTGATTGTTTCCCGTACTTCACGCACAACTAATGCTGTACGCTTTTCCTCTAATAGTTTTAGTATAATCTTCAATGCTGTGTTATAACTCTTTCCAGAACCATAACCACCTAGCAACAGATAATGTTTATAATCCCAATCAGTGAGATAGGAAGAAAACCGTTCAGCAACTTCTATATTCATGTCTATTGTGTTCTGTTTTCCTTTCTCTCAATATACAGCAAAAAGGCAACCGTCTTTGCCTGAGTATTAACGATTACCTTTCCACTTTATTACATTATACTATATTATATTTTATTTGTCAATGCTTTATTTATTTTTCTTTAGCACTGCTTTCTGACTATCAAGTGATTTCAAAAGATTACACATATCTTCAACTGCTTTGCAATAACCTTTGTGATACTGTTCTTCTCTTGCTAATGACATATCATGCCGTACACCTTCAATATTCATCAATGTATTTATTTCTTTCCTTGTTTCTTCGTCCATATTGTCTCCTTAAATATTTTTTAACATTTTGAGAATGTTAATGAAATCGCCTGCTTTTTCTTCACTCACTCGTTTTACCACAACTGTTTCTTCTTTTTCTCCTTTACTCTGATTTGCTGTTTTCATGTGTTTCTTTCTCCACTGTTCTGCACAAAGAATATTAGCAACCGAACCTGCCTTTAATATTTCTACGCAATCTTCGTCTTGTTTTACTTCGTTTAAGCCTCTTAATGCTTCAAATATTGTTGCAAAACCATGATGGAATATTGTGTTGCTTTCCTGCATATTTTCCAGTTTTTCAAGAATCTCTTTGTTCTGTTTCTCCACCTCTTCCAGTTTCTTGTATACCTCTACTGCTGTGATGTTTCTTTCATTGTACTCCATATTGTTCGTCCTCCTTAATATAAATATAATGTGTAACTACTTGTTACAAACTACCCTAGCAGGATTCGAACCTGCGTATATAGGAGTCAAATTCCTCTGCCTTACCACTTGGCTATAGGGCAATGTTTTGTGTTTTAATGACTTTAACCACCTGTCAATTTATTTTAGAATAAAAACTGCATATCTGCATCAGGACAACCGTACATTGCATATTCTCTGATTTCTTCTTCTGTTGCTTCGACTTCATGGTACTCACCCATTGCTATTGCTTCTTCCTGTGTTCCCTCAAATCCTTCATTGATTTCATATAATTTCATATCTATTGTTCTCCTTCTCTGCTGTGTTTGTTTCCTTTGTTTCTTTCTGATTATATATTAACATAAATTCTCATAAATGTCAATATGTTTTTGTAAATTTCTTTTTAATTCTTCATGTTCATATTGTTCTGCAATTTCCTTTGATACTTTACAACCGCTATGTTTATAGCATTTGTCTATATCGTCATAGTATGTTCTACCTTTACACCATCTTGTGTATGTGTATTCTGACATAAATAATATTATATCTCCATTTGAATCCATTGCTTGCTTTATAATTCCAGTGTATATTATATGCGCTCTATTTACAGTTACATACTCAATATAATCTTGTTTTGCAAGATAATACGTGCTTGATACTCTAACTCTAATCATATTCTTCTACTACCTCTAACTTTTTCAAGTCCTCAATAAGCCAAGGTTCTTTGTCTGACCATTTGACAATAGGAAAATCAACGTTAAACATCCGCAATGGTTCTTGTCCTTTTACTTCACACGCTACACTGCTATTCCAACAATCAATTTGTTTACATGGTTTTGTGATATAAATATATAATTCACCAGATGCATCTCTTGCAAGGTATTCATACTGCTTGTCAAGATACTCCAGAAATGCTCTATCCTTCTTGCTTATTACTGGTTTTTCAATGTATTCAGATTCTGCCCATTCTCTTGTTTTCTTTCTGCAATCTTCATCGCAAAACAAACAAAGATCACATTCAACGCCATTGCATGAAACGATATGCCCACTTTTCTTTATTACTGCAATACTATCTCCACTACACGCGATCTCAATAATCTCTTTCGCAAACTTCTCTTTATTCTTCATCTCTTCCACCTCTTTACATTTTTAAAAGCAAATATATATTTTATCTTCATTCGCTGTTATCACATCTATTTGATTTATATCATAGCTTTTAAGTTCTTTAACTGTCATATCATCTGCTTTGTATTCAGTTCTGTCACTTGTATCAACTATAATAATATTTTCATAATTATTATCAAACAGCTTTTTAATCAAGTCCATCAAATCATTAATTACCATATTTTCATCCTCTTTCCTGCTCAAAACTTGAACAAACAGCATCAACCAATTCATCAATTTCTTCCTGAGTAATTTCCATTTCTTCTTCCTCTGCTGTCCTACCAAAATCTATTGACTCTAATGCCGTCTGAAAATCATAACCTCTATCTTCAACCATTTTTGCAATTTCCACATTCGTTTTAATCATTGTTCTGTTCTCCTTCTGATTTGTTTTTCTTTATTTTGTTGTTCCCCTTGAACTGATTATATAATAACATATGTCTTACTGTTTGTCAATATATTTTTATATAATATTTTATATTTATTTATATAATAAAATAAGCACCCATTGCTGAGTGCTATTTCTTATACCTATCTGATATTATTTTAGGTGTGCAATTATTCCAAGATATATTGTGATGTAAGCGCATATTATTTTTACTACCACCCATCATATTTACTGTTACACAACTAGGACAACACATTACACTATAAAAAGATTTGAGAAATGTTCCACTATCCAGATATTGCTCAGACATACCACCTTTTTGCTTTTGTGTTTGTACTTGTGTCAATGATATATCTGTATATGTAAACATTAGTTTTCCTTGTGTTCCTAACAGGCAATATGTGTTAACATCCTCGTTCACTCTTCCTTTAAATTCGAATTGCCTATCGGCTCTACAAAAGAAACTATTCATTGCTTTTCTGATAATCTTGTCCTTGAATCTTTTGTTATCCTTACCACCAATCAAATCACCACCTTGTGCAAATGCTACTGTATAGGCTTGTGTTATGTCAAGAAAATCTAACATAATATCGCAAATCTCGTCAAATGTTTTAACTGGTAGGACTACCAGTCTTTTATTTTGAATCATCCTATATTCAAAAGATGTGTAATCATCATCAAGTTCGAGGAAATATTTATATCCTAGTTTTCTAGCGATTTCAAAACAAGCATTTCTTGCATAGAATATCGTTCTACGTTCTTCAAAATTATCCATCTGGTCATATCTATCTGCTATATCCTGTTTGTCGAACATATACACATTTTCTTTCCCATAGATTCTATAGTAATCTTCTTCCATTTCGTCTTCGTTATCAATAACAAGAATTACCTTTCCTGTATAACCTGCTTTCCTCAACGTCTTTAATGTTTTAACATTGCTTGCCCTTCCATGTGTCAAAATAAATATAACAAAACTTTTATGTTTCATCTTCCTTACCTCGTAACAATGCAACCTGTTCTGACATTTGCACATATCCTTTTGCAATAGCATCCTCAAAATCAATAATAACTAGCGCACTGTCTTCCATAAGTTCTTGCATTTCTTTATTTGCGTGTGCATAGTATTCTGCTATTTTGCTGTAGTTAAAACATAAATGTCTATATGCTCCAAATCTTAAAAATTTCTTCTGTTACATTACTTTCTTTTATTCTTCGTAACAATTCAGCTGTTTTACTTGTATCACATAATTCTGTTATATCTGGTTCTTCGCCTTTTATCTCATACTGTGGGATATTTGTTTTCATCGTATACTTTTTTTCTTCTTGTTCTATTTCTTCTGCCAAATCAAAACCAAACAAATCCATGTTTAAATATTTTATTTCTTCCAGTTCTTGTGCTAATAAAACAGAATCCCATTCGCTTTCATTCAGTTTGTTATCTACAAGCCTATATGCTTTTATTTGTTCTTCTGTAAGTTCTTCTAATGTTACAGTAGGTACTTGTTTTAATCCTGCTTTCTTTGCTCCTAAGATTCTACCATGTCCTGCTACAACACAATTGTTTTTATCAATAATAACTGGTTGTGTAAAACCAAATTCTTTTATACTGTTTGCTATTTGTTCTACCTGTTCTTTACTATGTTTCTTTGCGTTCTTTTTATATGGTTTTAATTCTTTTATGTTTTTATAGATTATATTTAATTCCTGCATATGTTCTCCTTTCTATGTTCTTTGTTTTGTTCTTTCATTACTTTGTTATATTTACCCTTTTATTTATATATTATATTTATACTTCTTTGTTCTGTTTCGTTGTTGATTTGTTTTAATAATTAATACAATGGTGCTTTTTGTTTCTTATGTTTTCCTTTTTCGTATCTAATACAATACTCAGCTTTACATCCTCGCATCTTTCCTGTAATTCCTATATAATTACATAGCATACCATTATCGAGTTCATTTGCCCTCGTTGTTCTGTATTTACAAGTCTTACATAACTTGTATTTCTTTCTACGCTTCTGTACTGTTTCTTTATGTATTGTGATATAACTGCTCTTCTTTACATATGCCATATTATAACATCCTCTGTGTGCTTCTATTTTGCCCCTATTTTCCATTTTATATTTTAGGTGTATATTTTATAGGGTTACTACTTAATCAGGGTCGTATACCTCATTTCCCCAGTCCTCATCATCTTCTTCTGTAATCCATTCGCTATCATCTTCCACACTGCTTTCTAATGGTAAACCATTTTCAGCTCTTTGAATTTGTTCCTCAATTTCCTCTGTTGGTTTGTAGCCTGTTCCTTTTGGCATAAGATTAATAACAATTTGCTGTTGCTGTTCTCCACCGCTGTTCTGATACAGGTCTAACTTTTCCATCATTTCTGTTACATCACGAATAGCGTTCACATCACCAGAAAGTCCTTTTTTGAATAATGCAACCATTAATAACATTTCATTTGTTAGATGTTCTCCTTCAAAACCAAGACTGTTTAACAGCTTCTTTTGTTTTTCATTGCTTACCTCAGAACCAAGAATTACAGACATAACTTTTTGAATCTGCATCCTTTCACGCTTTTCCTGTTTCCTTTTTTCTACGTTTGCCTTTCTTGCTTCAATTCCTTTTCTGGCAATTGCTCTACGTTCCTCTGGACTACGTTGTGATAATGGAATTAGATTTGCCATTCTTCTTTCTTTTCCTGTCAGTTCTTCTTTGTTTTTTGTTTTCTTTGTTTCTGCCACTTTGTTTTGTTCAACTCCTTTTAATTTTGTTTTTTTTTATATTTTCACTTCAATAAATATTCCTATATGTTTAAATAGCCGGGAACATAGTCCCGGCATATTATCAATATTAGTTATGTTTTTACAATATGTTGGAAATAACACAAAAGAAAATACACATATCCATGCACCACTACATATAGTGAAATAAAACATGAAAGAAAGAAAATGTAAATATGGCTGTTTATTCACGCTCTCTGCTTTCAGAATTTAATTTAATAGTTACAAACTTTATTTACTCAAAATACTTTGGAGGACTTTGAAATAAATATGTGCTTCTCCTTTCTCATAACCAATATTGATATTTCTATATTAAGGCAGATATTTTTCTGGCTATCACTCTTGGCTTTATCCTGCTTGCCACTCCGTTATTTATATATATTATATTACCACAAACAGATTTATTTGTCAACTCTTTTTTCTATATAAATAATAAAACTGGTCAAAATTCTTTTTCGTTTCTCTGTTCCTGCTGTCCCTTAACATCTGATTGATTTTTTGAAACTCTATGTATTTTTCACAATTCGTATGGCAATATATTGTTCTTTCTTCGCACCAATAGCACGGTGCTTTTATATTCTCATTCATTTTAATTTTCCACGGTTACTTAGATATTCTTCCAACTCATACAAGTACTGTATTGCTTCGCCTGCATTGTCTTTTCTCATAACTATATAGCCGTCCTCGTCTAATAGAGTAAATCTTTGTTTTGGTATCGGTATTGTTTTTCCTCCATGTTTCTGCACATTTGTATATAACTGTCTGATATATGCCAGAATGAATACAATAGCGACACTATATATAAATGCTTTCACGGGTTCTACGTTCTGATATACGAGCCATACAGGAAAAATAATCTGAATAACCATAGCAACATTGCTTAAATTTTTTATCAGCAATCTTAAACAATACGCTACTATCTGCCATGCGGGTAATAATAACATACGCAACAATTGTATTACTTTTTCTTTAATCTGTATTACTTTCTCTTTAATCCCCATTTGTATATATCCTCCATTCCGTTTATTTTGTTCTTTACTTCATTCTTAACTCTTTCTCTGTATGGATTTACTTTGCACACTTCACACTGGTATTTGTTTTGTTTCAGATAAGCAAGTTCTGTTGCCTGTTTGCATATGTTACAATGTCTATTGTGAATTTCTTCTTCATCCAACATTGCGTACACTTTTAATAATATCGTTGGCAATCCTTTACCGCTCTGCTTCTCGAATTTATACGTTAAATCCTTGCTATTGTTTACTGCTATAAATTCTCCACTCACCCATTTACAAGCCTGTAAATAAGCATTTTTCATCGTTCTATCCGTGAATTCTTTTTGGTATACTTCTACTGCTATTAACATGGCTCATTCCCCTTTGTTATGATTTTGCTTTCAATTCCTCTTCCAATTTCACTCTTGCTTCTACCGCTGATTTATCAGCTAATTCGTTTAGTAAGTCACCTCTGTGACCTTTCACTTGAATGAAAGTAATTTGTAAATTCTTTTCATATACAAGTTTATACATCTTTTCCCAAATATGTTTGTTTTTAACTTCCTTACCGTCTTTTGTTTTCCAACCATTGACACGCCACCTTGAAAGCCAACCTTTTGTTATGGCGTTCACTACATAGGACGAATCACTATAAATAGTCACCTCATACCTGTTTATTTTTAAGGATTTTACTAACGCCATATAAACTGCTGTTAATTCCATTTCATTATTTGTTGTTAATTGTTTGCTTCCAGTAACAATGTTTGTTTTAATTCCTCTGTCACATGGAATAGCTTCTACATAAGCCCAACCACCTACACCGGGATTTCCTCCGCAACTTCCATCTGTATAATATGCCGCCTGTTTCATTTTTCGTTCCTACCTTTCACAATATCAACATAGATTTTAATTATTGACTTTGCAACTATTTCCCACAATGTTATACCGTTTACTGTTCCAATCCATTTACGCTCACTGTTTAATAATCCCATATGCCAGAATTGAAACACTTTTTTGTTTTTTCTGTTTGTTTCTCTATATGCTTCAATACCTTGTAAATTATAGCCATAATGCTCACATATTCCCATCAGAGCATTTTCTAATAATTCTATAGGTAACTTCCCATTTGTTTTGATTCCTTCACGTTCTGCTAACTTTGCTACTGGTTTAACCTTCCACAAGAATTTATTTAATTTTATCTTGTTTTCTTCCTTCGTACAATCCAATGATACTAAGTGTTCTGTTGTTATTTTTGTTTTAGGTTTTGTTTCTGTTTTCATCGCATCCACCCGTATTAAAAAAGGATGGACAATAGCAATTTTATTTTGCCTACCATCCATCCTTTTATAGTGATTTTGTTTTTGATACCAAGTAAAGAGTCTATGTCGAATATATTTTATTTGTTTCGTTTACAAGTTACATTTTGTGGAAATTAGATTTCCCATTCATCATCGTCTTCTGCTTCTTCGTCTTCCCAGTCTTCGCTATCTGCTTCTTTTGCTTCTGCATCTGCCTTTTTCAGAAGTTCTGCATATTTCTCCGGTTTCTGTTTCGGCTGTGTTTTGATTCCTCTGTCTACACACATCTTATACAGTTCTTTTGCTGGCTTTCCTGCATATGGGTCAGATTCTTCTTCGTCTTCATCGTCCCAATCTTCATCCTCGGCTTCTTCCGGTTCTTCTTTCTTTGCAGGTTTGGTAGCTTTCTTTGGCTCTGCCTTTGCTGTTGCTTTCTTCTTTGCAGGTTCGATTTCTCCATTGTCCAGTTTTTCCAGTAACTCAATCAGAGCATCTTTTTTTCTGGATTTACACATAGAGGAAATACCACGTTTACAACACAGTGCATACAGGTCTTTAGCGCTCATGCTTTCATAATCTTCACCAGATTCATCCGGCTCTTCTTTTGCTTTCTTTGCACTTGCTTTCTTTGTTTCAGATTTTTCTTCCTGCACTTCTGTAACATCTTCTGCTTCTGCATCCACAATATCACCATCCTGATTTGTTTTCAGTCCAGTTTCAACAACTCTCGCTGTTACTTTCGGAATTGCTGATAACAGGTCTAACAGGAATGGACTGTTATCCATTGCTACTGTTCTTGCGAATAATGGGTATCTGCTACCGATTTCTTCGATGTTCTCCTTGTTTGTTCCATACAGTTCTTTTGCCGCTTCATATGCGCTCCAATTCTTTGCCATAATTTTGTTTCTCCTTTTCTGTTTTTCTTTGTTCTTTTATTTTTTTTGCTTCAACTTCTGTTGTTGATTTTATTCTAACACAAGTCTAACATTTTGTCAACAACTATTTTTATTTTTCTGAAACTTTTTTCAGTGCTTCATCGACTGCAAGTTTCAGACTTTTTAAACCATCCTCGGACATAATTCCAAGACCACCTCTGAGAAAAACTTTTCTTTCTTTTCCTTCTTCCTCTGTTACCAACTGTTCTGCAACAGAATAGCCCAGTGTTTCTCCTTCCAGATTCTGTGCTTCTGAAATTACCACATTTCTTTTTTCTTTAATTCTCGCTTTTGCAAGTTCTGTGTAATTTAATCTTCCCATTCGTTTGTTTCACTTCCTTCCTGTTCTTCCTCACCATTATCTGGTAATTCGATTACAGCCACAAAACGTAACTGTATATAATCTTCATCTACAAGACTACAAATGTTATCAAGATTCACATTATCAACCATAGACTTGAATGGAATCTTTGCATTTCCGTCTTTGTCGAAGTTTACAGCACCAATTGTAAAAATTCCAAGGTTCATAGCTTTACCAGTTCCACATTTTGCCTGTACTGTAATGTCACTATTTAATCCCTGTAACAATTCCACACTCGTAAGAATTTCATCATAGCGCAACTTGAAAGTAACTTGCACTGTTTTATTTTTTCCAATGTTCATACCTTCAAACGTTGCAATACCTTTTTGTTTGAATTTCTTTTCCAAATCAATATTCCTTTCTGTTCTGTGTTATAGTTCTTCTTCTGTTCTTGTTTCTTTCCTTCTGCATTGTTTCATAATGTTCTTGTTCTTTTTGTTTTTCTTTTAAGAAAAGTTTTCTTGCTTCAATACTTTGTTTTGCTTTATGTTTATCTACTTCAAGTAAAACATTGTTTGTATTGTTTGTTTTAATATCTGTATTACTTGAACTCGAAGAGTTCTGTAATATGTGGCATGAAGTCGAAGACTTCAAACCCCCTTTTCTTTTCTCCCCCTTATCATACACCTTGTCAAGTGCTTTGTCAACATTTTTTTTATATTTTTTTTCTAACAATGGTGACAGCTTACTTTCTTCTTTTTCTCGTTCTTCTTTTAATTCTTCTAACACAGATTGCCTTACAAGGTCTTTAAATGCTTCTATATCAGATTCTTTTATCGAAAGCCATACTTCATCTGTATTAAGGAATTGAAAAGCAAATACAGGTAACTTATGGGCTTCTATTGCATGAGATTCTAGTGTATGTAAATATTCTTGCTTTACTGTAAAAGAACTGTTATCTGTTGATTTTAACTCACATATACAATGGTCTGATTGACCGTCACACTTTTCTATCCATGTTGCGCCTGAGTTTCGGGTAGGTTTAAAACCTATCCTTTTCATTACTTCTGCTTCATTCTTTCTATACCATTTTGTACTACGTTTATTCATGTTTTGTTAGCACCTCGCACTGTTTCTTGTATTTACAAGTCCAACACGCAACAATTCTTTTACTATAAGATTTTCCAAAACACTTTACTAAGTTTCCTAACTTTTGTTTTGTGATATGTTCATTTGTGCAATCTACATGACAACAGCAACTCATAAGACAATCATCACACAATGTTTCATATCTTTTTTTTCAATTTTCATTTTATTATCTCCTTATATTTTTACATAAGAAAAGGGCAATATAGATATGCTTTAGAAGCCCCTATTTATGCCCTATTTTCCATTTTTATTCCTCAGCTAATTTACACCTTATATCATCTTCGATAAAATCCAAATAAGGTTGAAAAGAAGCACAGGCACGGGAACGCATTTCTTTAAATTCCTCAGTACCAAACAAATCTTTATAACGTGTCTCAGCTTCTACTATTTCCTTTGTATAAGATGCTATGTCCATGCTATTCTCCTTTCTGCTGTATGATTGATAATATTTTTTGTTTGTCTTCTGTTACAAGTCTATGCCACAAATCAAAACCTGTTGTACCATCATAATCATAAAACGCATAACCATATTGAGTACATTTCTTAATCCATTGCACTGTATGTTTTTGTTGTATTGTTACAAGCTGTTTTGCTATTGCATCATATTCTCTGTCAGTTATAACACTGTTATCTGCTTCATAGTATAGGTAGGAATGAATTAATATAACACGCTGTAAAAAACTACATTTTAATTTGTCAGACCAATATACAGGCAAATTATACATAATCTTCAATGCTCCTTTCTGGTAACATTGCTATCTTATATGCTAATTTACAACATTTTCTCCATTGTTTATGAAACGCTTTATTTGTTATTATACCATAATCTGACGTAGTACACATTACATTTGTTTCTTCTGTTCCACTTAATGTTTTATATTCCCATACAACAGGGCAAGTGTATTGACAATCTCTATAGCTTCTATCACTTATAATTTCAAATTGTGGTGCATGATTTATATATTTATTACGGAACATACAACAAAAGCAATCAGCATTTACCATTGTTTGTCTATAATATGATATGTTTTCATCATAATATTCTTTTTCAACTTCTGTCACTGCTTCATTCTTAAAGTCTTTATTCAATAAAATCATTGTTTCAAGATATTCATTCTTATATTTCCATATGTTGTCATACATGTTTTCTTTGTCTACTGCTATTGCGTGTGCAATCCATTTCCACATTTTCCGATGTTCAAGAACTGCTTTACGTTTATGAAATAAAATCCAATCCCTTTCTAGCTGTTCTTGTTCTCCATATGTTATTTTCTTGCTTCTCATTTTGTTACCTCCTTACTTGTTTAACTTGTTATCTTTTACTCAATTACATTTTAACATAACAACATTTTATTTGTCAATAACTATTTTAACTTTTA